TCACGGACGAAAGCCATTACTTTGATTGAAGAACTCCAAAAGGCAATCGACTATATGGATGCAGGGATAAAGCGCCATTCGCCGGGCGTCAGACCAGGCACCAATAATATTGGCGCCTAAAATGGCTTCGCCCGTCACCACACCGCAGTACTCCACGATGCTTTGTCCTTCCAGCGTTGGGGTCGTTGAAAACTGCATAGTGAATCTCCGGGTTAGCTAAGCACTCGCTCTCAAACGTATTATCAAGCTGATACGCTTTTTGAAAGGAGGGAGTGGTATTTTTTCAACATCACGAAAGCTCGTCCCGGTGCAGAGTATTTTCAGTCATATACCAATGTTTCATTCAGGCGCCAGCGGATTGGCCTGGCAACGGTTGGGCATCGAAGCGGGTTCACTTTTGCGCACCCATGGGCTTCGGTACCCGACCAGCTCCCTTATACCTGTATTCTTCCGCAGATACGTCAACCCCCACCACACGGTGGGTTATTTCAAAACATGATGACAGAATGGACACTTTCTGAAAGAAACATGCCAGATAATATGATGAATTGTGATCGATATTGCAATAGCAACATATGGAACTTACTTTTAAGGCGTTAAAAAGCCAGATCGTTTTTCCATAACAGATGTTGATAAAGGATTTTAATGAATATATCATCAAGCAGAATTAATTTTTCCGCCATTCCCTTCCAGGTTAAAAAATTAGTTAAAACTATCCATGAGCGTACGAAAAACTGGTTCTCCTCAGAAATAACCAGCGTTAAAAACACACACATATCTTTAAATGAAAAATTTAAAATAGGAAAGGACTCACCGATTGAATTCGCGCTACCACAAAAAATAAAAGAACTCTTTCATCCGAAAGATAAAAACACCTTAAACAAAACATTGATTACTGTTAAAAACATTACAGGTACAAATAACATCTGTAAGAAAAATATTTCAGAGGAAGATGTCTCAAAAATTACTACAGCATTCATGCATAAGAATATTGCAAATCAATCACGTGATTATAATTACAGAGTAACAGGTGCGGCCCCACTCCCCGGTGGAGTCTCTGTATCAGCCAATAACAGGCCAACGGTTTCTGAAGCCAGAACACCACCAGTATCACCCACCCTCTCACTTCAGGCTACGTCTTCCCCGTCATCACCTGCCGAATGGGCTAAGAAACTCACGGATGCAGTTTTACGACAGAAAGCCGGAGAAACTCTCTCGACCACAGAACTTGATTTTTCAAGCGCAGATTTCCGTTACATTTTATTCAGTGAAATATTGCCTTCCAGCTTCATGGAGCGAGACGGCGATATCCTTAAGGGGTTCAACTTTTCAAATTCAAATTTCGCTCATTCTGATATATCTGAGTTACATTTTGACGAATGCCGGTTCACTTATTCGACACTGCGTGGTGCAATCTGCAGCAATACAAAATTTAGTCATTCAGATATGAATAATGCGTTTTTACAGTATTCAGTTTTTACACAACAACAGCCCTCTTTTATTAATACAACATTAAAAAATACGTGTATGCATCACAAAGCCAACCTCTCTGGCGTTATTTTAAATGAACCTGATAATTCATCACCTCCGTCAAAATCAGGGGGCGGAGATTTTATTCGTTTAGGTGATATCTGGATACAAATGCCACTCCTTTGGACTGAGAACGCTGTGGATGGATTTTTAAATCATGAACACAATGATGGTAAAAGTATTCTGATGACCATTGACAGCCTGCCCGATAAATACAGTCAGGAAAAAGTCCGGGCAATGGAAGTCCTGGTTAAGTCATTGCGGAGTGGCCGCTTATCAGAGGCACATATCCGGCCAGTTGAAAGTTCGCTGGTAAGCGTGCTGGCCCACCCCCCCTATACGCAAAGTGTACTTATCAGCGAGTGGCTCAGGCCTGTTAAGGAAAGTTTTTTTGCCCATCAGTGCCAGACCTATAATGACGTTCCCCTGCCAGCTCCTGACACATATCATCAGCAGCGCATACTGCCTGTGCTGCTGGATTCGTTTGACAGGAACAGCGCCGCCATGACCACTCACAGCGGACTCTTTAATCAGGTGATTGTACACTGTATGACAGGCGTGGACTGCACTGATGACATCCGCCAGAAAGCCGCAGCACTTTATGAGCGGTATCTTGCTCACCCGTTGGTGTCTCCACACATCAATAATGGGCTGTTCGGCGATTATGACGGCAGCCCGGACTGGACAACCAGCGCTGCAGATAATTTCCTGCTGCTCTCCTCCCGAGCTTCTGACACGGCGATGATGCTCTCCGCTGACACACTGTCAACGATGTTAAACCCCAAACCTGACACTGCATGGGACCGCTTTTACCTGCTGAGAGGGGGAGAGAACGTCTCCACCGCGCAAATCTCTCCGGAAGAATTATTCCGTCATGACTTTCCGGTGTTTCACACCGCATTTAATCAGCAGGCCCAACAGCGACGCTTTGGGCAACTGATTGATACCATCCTAAGCTCTGAAGAACACGGGGAGCTTAACCAGCAGTTTATTGCCGCCACGAAACAGAAATATTCCGACGTGAAGTTTGTTGATGCCCCTTCACAGTCACGTCTGAACGCTGTTTTTGAATCCCTGCTTCCTGAAGGTAAACTCAGCCCGCCACACTACCAGCATATCCTCAATGCTTATCACCTGACTGATGCCACCCCACAGAAACAGGCGGAAACCATGTTCTGTCTCAGTACCGCATTCGCACGCTATTCCTCCAGCGCTATTTTCGGCACTGAACACGATTCTCCGACTATCCTGAGAGGCTATGCGGAGGCGCTGATGCAGAAAGCGTATGAACTGTCTCCGGAAATATTCCCGTCCGTAGACAAGCTTACCGACTGGTCCAACCGTTTTCACGGCCTCCATAATGCCTTTACCTGTACCAGCGTTGTGGCGTATGATATGCAACGTCATGCCAGAGAACATTTCCCGGGTGTTCTGTCATCCATCCTGCCACTGGCTTGGGCGTAATTTGACACACCCCTCCCTAAAGGAAGGGGATTCTTGGTTAGTTAGAAGATCAAGGGCACGCCTTATATCCCCGACCCAAAAGGACGGGGTTTTACGGCGCTCTCGGATAAGCCTTGCTAAAAAGCCCATCTGGGTGGGCTTTAATTATAATCTTGACCCGTCCTGAATAGCGTTGACACGTTCCAGACTTAAATCCGGAGAACGTGATGATGACTGAGTTCAAACGCACCCAACGCGATTATCCTCTATCCTTTAAAATAGCCGTCGTTGAGCAGGTCGAAAAAGGCGAGATGACCTATAAACAGGCCCAGCAGCGATATGGCATTCAGGGGCGCTCCACCGTACTTGTCTGGCTGCGTAAATATGGCCGGCTTGACTGGAGACCCGGACTTCCTGACCTGGTGAAGAGGAAACTGCCTGTGGCTCAGACAACTATCCCGCTTACACCCGAGCAAAGAATCAGGGAACTTGAAGAACAGCCTGAGCTGGCAAACCAGAAAGCTGAGTTTTTTGAGTCCGTTATCAACGTCCTGAAAAATGATTACGGGGTAAGTGTTGTAAAAAAGCGGCCCGGCAAGTCCTCACGCAAAGTCAGGCCCCCAAAATAACAGTTACGCGTGCATGTCAGTTCCTGGGGCACAGCAGACAGGCGTGGTACCAGTACAATACAAGATGTAATAAACGGCTGGAGCATCATGCTCAGGTTCTTGATTTTGTTGCCCGTACCCGGTGCCGTCAGCCGCGAATCGGTACGCGTAAACTGCACTATCTGCTGAACATGCAGGCTGATAAGACGCTGAATATCGGACGGGACCGTCTGTTTAACCTGCTGGGTGAATACCGGCTCCTGGTACCCGTGAAACGGGCATATCACAAAACCACCAACAGCCATCATCGCTTTTACCGGCATCCTAATCTGCTGAAACCCGGCCCTGAACAGGTTACCGCCCTTGAGCCAGAGCAGGTCTGGGTCGCCGATATTACTTACCTTCCACTACGCAGCGGCACAGCCTGTCTGAGTCTGGTCACCGATGCCTGCTCCAGAAAAATCGTGGGTTACCATGTGGGGGAAAACCTGCAGACTGAAAATGTGGTAAAGGCGTTCAGGCAGGCTTTGAGGCGGAGAAAAACGACAGGTCCGCTGGTACATCACTCTGACAGAGGACTGCAATACTGTTCGGTACTTTATCAGTCAGTTCATGAGCGAAACGGAATAACCTGTTCAATGACCGATGGTTACGACTGCTACCAGAATGCGCTGGCTGAGAGAATAAACGGGATACTTAAAAATGAGTTTTTACTCTCGCGTCCTGCAGACCTGGCACAAGCCCGGGAAATGGTAAAAGAGTCCGTGGCAATTTATAACCATGAACGGCCACACCTGGCCCTGAAATACAAAACGCCCGATGATGTTCATCAGGCGTTTTACAGACAAAAAACTGTCAACCTATATCAGGACTAGTCATCTACCCTCCCGCCAACCCGCCCAGCGGGTTAAGTACGGGTGTATTGAAGTACCTGTTACATCAGAGGTGGCGGGGATTTCTCGCTGCCGGGTCTCTTACTCCTCAGACTCGTAAGCCGTGAAGACAGCGGCCTCCGCCTGTCCGTACAAAGTTCATATTCATCTGATAATGTTTAATCAGATTCTATCTTAAGGTAAAACAATCACGTTCGGTATTAAAAAAACATTCGCTCTTTCTAACTATCATATCACCACGGATAGGCTCCTGACTCAAAGGGTGTTTTAACTCCAAGGACAGTACGTCGAAGAATGCCTCTTTATCAAATAAGTGACAAACATCTGAACGTGATGATGCTTTAACAAAAATACCGTTTTTTTGGAATAGCCATCGTTATCGGACATATTAAATATTCTTCAGAACATGTAAAACTTCCTGATTCAACCTGAAAATTACATAAATCAATCTTCCATGAAATTTTTAATTCGTTTGCCAGCTTTTTTGCATTGCCCTCCCTTGCTTGATAAGTAAGAGGATGCAACCCCGGCTCATACAACGGAACCACGTCAAATAAGCCTTTATCGGGCCGATGACATACCTGGTATAGCGCATCACATAGTTGCACCTGAATTTCAGTCGGCCCAGTCCCGCCATCAGGAGGTCTGGCTGCATTACGTATACTGTCGAGCATATCCAAAGGATATGTTTCTATGTACCCATCAAAGGTATGTAAACGTACATTTGGAAAACTTAATGGCATATTTTATTCCCTTTTATATTATTAATATCAAAAATACAGCAGCTATTAATTTCTTTTAAAAAGATACCTCACATCATCTCACTAGCATCCATCCAGTGCTGATACTTAAATATCCCCAAGGTTTTAATATCTTTAATGCAACGCTTTCAATCATATTTAGGACACATTCCATTTAGTCTGCTGATTATTCACACGTAGTTTCAGACGGGACTCAGCTCCTCCTTCCTGGTATTCCATTTTCATGCAGATTTCACTTCCCGGTAATTTCCCCATTGACTGCTCCCCGCCCTGAAGGACGGGATTCCCGGAGGCATTCTGATGATTGCCGGAGCCGGGTTTCACTTCGTGATGCCTGCAGGAAACTTTCTGTTTAACGCCCCTCGCCAGGACTGTTAAACAGGTTCATACTGAACGCCAGATTTTCGGCATTCCATTCTCCACCATCCACAGGGGATGCCATGAACTTACTAAATGTGGTAAACCCGGTCACATCCGCCCTTCGCTCGGTGATAGTCTCCACCGGCAGCTGTGTTGTGCCTTCGGTTATCTGATAACGCAGCCGGTTTTCCGGCGCTATAGAGTCCCGATAAACTACATTCAGCGCCACGCCCAGTATCGCCTTCCCTGTACTGTCCGGCAGCTCAAACGTCACGCTGGCCGGTTGCGCCACCGGCTTCACCGCCAGCACCCCCATATCATTATTCGGGTCCAGCGTGTTCAGTGCAGTGACAATATCCTCACCGTGAGTGTTGCTGTGCCGGTCCTCCTCGTAAGAGGCTACTTTAAATGGCTCCAGCGTAAGATTACCCAGCAGATGCGGCGTTACCGTGTGGTCGCTGTTATAATCCAGTTGAGCAATATAAATATCTCCGACCATAAAGCTGAAACCATCCTCTTTCACCGGGTTGAATACTGACCCGACCGTCAGTGCAAAAGGGTATTCACCGTGACTGCCAGCCATTGTCAAAGTAAGGTTTTCCACAGGCTGGCGGCTGACATACACCTGTACAGTTGCATTTACCTCCTGACTGTCCGTGCTTATTACCAGCTCATAGTACGCGCTGGTTTCCTCCGTTGCTGTTCTGACACTATTCACCCTTGTGGGCGCAGTCCCATTTCTTGGTATCGATAACATAGTAGTGTTCACCTGCGAGAGTACTACCGGCTTCTGACTCAGGCGGAAACCTACCTGTATGGCCCGCGCCTTCAGATCCAGCATTCGGGGGAGCAGTTCCAGCGTGAATGTTGCTGCAGACATGTTTTTCTCTGTCTGCGCCTGCAGGCCATAAAATGTATTGCCCTGCACCATCATACTGCCTGTCCGGATAACCGACTTTCCTGGCACAATGTCCCTGAAAGCGGTAATGCCGCACCGTTTCAGGGCCTCCACCGGCTCCCCGGTAATCTCACCTGGCGTTATCTGTTTAAATCCGACCAGCGTTCTGATGTCCAGTACTGTCAGGGGATTAACTGTATTCGTCAACTCACACCTCTTTTGTCACTAAAAGAAAACCGTAGAGACTTTTCACCGGTTTAACCAGTGTGTCCCCACCACTCAGGACCGCTCCACCGACAGTCCTGACGGGCACGTTAAGCATAAGCCCTCTGCTGACGGCCTCCCCCCGCAGAGACCTGACCACCACCGATAATCCTGTGTTCTGCATCACCGAGCCATACACCTGCCTGACGGAAATGAAGGTATCAGGGGTATACCGGTTACCGCTGAGCAGTAACATAAACATACTGACCTCCTTACGTTATTCGCCTTAATATCCTCCACGTCCTAAAGGACGTGAAGGATGTCAAACTGCCATTGCCATAGTGCCTGTCAGTGTTTCTCCATCCCACAGCACCGTGATGACAGTTCGGGATGCGGACAACTGCGGAGTATCATTCTGCGACCAGTTAAGATTTTCCGGCCAGGTGATGGTCCCCCCCTGCCCCCGGAAAACCAGCGCCAGCACCATCGCCCGCCCTTCAGGTAAGCGGGTAAACGTCACCGTGTTATCCTGTGTGCCATCCAGGATGAATAACTGGTGTGACAGTGCATCGACCATGCCGGCTGAGGAGGACACGGCTACATCAAAAGCCCCCTGGCGCACCCACACTTTGTTGCGCCGCACATAACATATACTGTCTTCAGGCGCTTCCGTTACCGTTATTGAGGCAGCGGCCTCTTGCGCAGCAACTTTGGCTGCATCAGCCTTCGTGGCTGAGTCAACAGCGTCTGCTGCACTTTCTGCCGATGCTTTTTCTGACATAGCGGCAGCCTGCTCACTTTTCCGCGCGGCAACCGCATTATTCTCAGACCTGCGACTGGCCTGAACTGCGCTCTCTTTTGCGGCTTCAGTCTGCGTGGCTGTAGCTGCAGCAGCTGCAGCACTTTCCGCTGATACCTTTTCTGACATAGCGGCAGCCTGCTCACTTTTCCGCGCGGCAGTGGCACTGCCTGAAGCACTGTCTTCTGCCTCTCTGGCTTTATCAGCACTTTCTCTGGCCTGCGATGCCAGCTCCTGAAACAGCTTCATAGCCTCGCTGGTCAGGTCTTCATCCTTCACCGCACGCAAGTAATCATTCAGTGCCCCGTCCGGTGAGTCAGGCCGGACCTCAATGTTCCCGACCAGAGCTGGTGGAAAGCCTTCCACCGCCAGCGTCACGGCATAGTCTCCGGGCTGTGCATCAATACGATATTTTCCGGCTTCCGTACCAATATCTGCAGTGACAGTCGCAATCACCGCACTGGTTGTGTTCAGCGCCCGCAAACGAATGGTACAGCCCGGTACAGGCTGACCAGCACCATCAATAAGAGTGCCTGATATAACTGGCATATCACCTCCATAAAAAAGCCCGCAGGCAGGCTTCCCATTTATCAGAATGCCTCCGGGGAGCAGTCATATTTGTTCCTGTTAAACGAAAGGGACCGGAAATCCGGTCAGTTTGTGAAGTTGTTCCCCGACCGGGAAACCATCACCAGCGGCCAGACGGAAGCTTCAGTGGTGTACTGCCCACGGACCCTCAGAGAGACGCTGATATCCACGACAGGTGACGTGGTGTAGACCGAAAAGACAACGGTCTGATACATGGCCGGAAGCCCTGCGGTATACGGGATAACCTCCCCCGTTTTCACCTGGCCGTTAATATTTATCGTGACGGTGATGGCACCTGAGCCACCGTTACGCTCACAGTTAGCCATCACCGTGATGGTTTTCCCTATCTGATAGGTGGCGCTGTCGGTATACCGTGTTGAGGTGCTGCGTTCGTCGTTCGTCGCCCTGATGCTCACGCCCTGCATGACTTTTGAGCCGCAGATATCACCGACAAACTCTCTTGCTTCTATCACGCCAGAAAACTTACCGGAGGTGGCATTGATTTCTCCCGTAAACGAGCCAGATACAGCGTTGATATGGCCGCTGATATCCGCATTTTTCGCAGTCAGCTTTCCATCCGGCGTCAGGGAAAATGCCGGAGGATTCCCGCCACTGGTAATGGTCGGCGCGCTCAGATATTTCAGGAACACCTCGTTCATGATTATCTGGTCGCCCTGCATGACGAATCCGGGCGTCTCGTTTCCGTTTGCCGGGTTAATATAAGCAATGCGATCCGCCGCCACCAGGAACTGGCTTATCTTCCCGTCAGGCGTGTCTTCCATGCTCAGTCCAAGTCCGGCCACATAATATTTGCCGTCTTTGGTCTGCTCTATTTTGACGCCCCACATGGCGTTCCATTTATCGTTAGCGTCCTTCCACTCCTTCGAAAACTGCTGCAGTTTGCTGGCGTTATCCTCCGTCAGATCTACTTTTTCCAGCAGCTCCTTACCCAGGTGACTTTCAGTTATCTGCCCTTTGAAAAAATCCAGATAGCCTGCGGCATCGTTGCTGGCCTGCCCGGTCGCCTCCACGAATGCGGATTTACCGACCTGATTTACCGCCCGGATATAAAAATAGTAATCCCTGCCGGGCCTGATATTCACGCTGGCCGCTATCCAGTACAGCGCTGTTCCCAGATATCGTGCGGCGTTTTCCACCTGATGGATATCCGTAATCTGCGCGTCTGAAAACCAGAACTCATACTGCACCGTCGGGTCGTATACCGCCTGACGCGGTGTGGCTGTAATCTGGAAATAGCCAGGGGTGAGTTCGATAAATGATGGTGCCGCCGGCGCGGAGATGCTGAACTGTGTGCTGGCCGGGTCTCCCTGTTGTCCCTGGCTGTTCACCGCCCTGACGGACAGGGTGTAGCGTCCCGGCGTCAGCCCCCGGAACCAGTACTGCGTATCCGGCGTTCCTGCGCTGCTTACCAGCCGGTCACTGCCATCTTCCGCCGCCACGTTCAGGCGCAACGAAAAAGAGACGCCCTTAACGACTCGCGGTGTGTCCCAGCGCGCCAGTACCTGATACTGTCCCTCCTCCGCCAGAATTTCTGTGGTCAGATGCTGTATCGCCGGGGGAATGGTGCCGTGAATCGTTCCGGGCTGCGGGTCGAACGATGCCCCGTTGTCCACAATCGATTCTTTTTCCGGAACATGCTGTACGGCGGTGATAGCATACGTTCCGTCGTCGTTTTCCCGGACAGCCACACACCGGAAGAGACGCTGGCGCAGCGACGGCAGTTTCAGCCCCCAGACGCTGTATTCCGCCACGCCGTCCGGTATCCGGCTGACCTTAACCTGCACACCGTCGGTAACAGACTGCACGTCCACGCTGACCGGCGAACCTTCGCCATCCACCAGGCTTATCAGCGTGGTGCCGGACGACGGCAGAGTAATCTCCCTGTCAAGGGTCAGAATGCGACGGTCGCGGTCAACGGACAGAATCCGCCCGCCCAGGCTGATGCCGGCATAATCCTCGTCGCAAACCTCAATCACATCACCGGGAACGTGGCGCACCCCCTCCGCCCCCACACTAAAATCTACCGTCTGGGTTTCCAGCAGCTCCGTTTTTATCAGCCACAGCCCGGCGCGGTGCGCCTGCCCGCGACTGGTACAGCCAAACGCATCCATTTTTACCAGATTGCGTCCGTAGTGACTGATGGCAACCGTGTCTTCCACCAGTTCCGTGGACGTCTGCCAGCCATTATCAGGGTCAGTCCAGTTCACCTCTACCGCATTATGGCGGTCCTTCCGCGCGCTGAAGCTGTAACGGAACGGTGTACCCTCATCCGGCATCATCACATTGCTGCGGGTATAGGTCCAGACTTTATCCGAGGGCCTGTCCTGCACGAAGGTCAGCCTCTGCCCGTTCCACACCGGCATACAACGCATGGCGGAGCAGAAGTCGGTCAGCACATCCCACGCCTTACGCTGCTGCGCCAGATACGCATTAAAGGTCATACGCGGCTCTGTCCCGCCGAATCCGTCAGGGACCATCTGGTCGCAGTACTGGCCTATTGCATACAGCGCCCACCTGTCCACGTCCGCCGCGCCGATTCGCTGCCCCATGCCATAACGGGGATGTGTCAGCACATCCCATAGACACCACGCCGGATTATTGCTGTATGCAGGCTTGAACGTGCCGTCCCAGATGCCGCTGTAGGTTCGCGCTACCGGATCGTAATTCGACGGAACCTGAATAATCCGCCCGCGCAAATGGTAGTTTCTTGTCACCTGCTGGCTGCCGAACTGCTCAGACTCCACCTGCAGGCCAATCACGGCGGTGTTGGGATAGCGCTGCCGGACATCAATAATCTCGGTATACGACGACCAGATCGTATTGTTCTGTAACTGGTCAGTGGTACTGTCTGCCGTCACACGCACCATCCGGATACCGAATGGTCGTGGCGGGAGATTATCCACTATCACCGAGGCCAGATACTGTGTGGTTGTTTTCCCGGTAATCGTAATCTCTTTTTCCACCACCCACTGACCATAGCGCTCAATATGGATTTGCAGCCTGACCGATGTCGGATTGCGGTCGCCCTTGCTGTTGGCCTCCACCAGTGACTGCACGCCGAACGTAAAACGCAGGCGGTCAATATTTGCAGCCGTGATGGTCCTGGTCACCGGATTGTCGTGTCTGACCTGTACGCCGAGCACCGTCTCGGCGCCGGACGATTCAAATCCCTCCAGCGGGGTCTGTTCCTGCTCACCGACGCGGTATACCACCTTCACGCCGTGGATATTCGTGTTACCGTCGCGGTCCACTACCGGCGTCTGGTTTACCAGAACACTTTGCAGACCGTTCACCGGGCCTTCTATCGGCCCCTCGCTGATGGCATCAATAACGCTCAGCAGCTGCGTGGATTTAAGGTTATCCGGTGCCTCGCGGGGCGTATGCCCTTTTCCGCCGCCCTTTCCCATTTATTACCCCGTAAAACGACAAAACCGCCCGGAGGCGGTTCTGTCTGAATCTGTTCTGTTGTCAGCGGCCAATCACCACAACCTGACCACCATCTCCTTCATCAGCGGTACTGACTTCCTGGGAAATCACGCGTGACCCCACCTGCATCTCGCCGTACAGCACCGGCAACGTGTTACCATTGGCAACCATATTATCCAGCGACGAGAAATACGTGTTCTGCCTGCCGTTATCGGTCTGCCTCATTTCGGGCATTTTGGGTTTTGGTGCCAGCATCTGCGCCACACCGCCCAGAATCATCGCACCTCCAGTCATATACATTCCGGTTATCGCTGATGCTCCCAGCCAGCCTGCCGGGTTCCACCAGGCTACGGCAATCAGCGCCGCACCAAGCACCGCCTGAAACACCCCGCCAGATTTGGCCCCGGCCAGACGCGGCACAATATGAATCACCGCGCCAGGCGGCAGCGGGTCATGCAGGCTGGTTGTCAGGGTATCAGCCGTAACATCGTCTCCGGCTATGCGTACCTGATACCAGCCGTCGTTCAGTTTCTGCCGGAGACCGGGCAACTGTACCGCCAGTGCCCGGACAGCTTCAGCACCACTGGCTACCTGCAGGCTGACGCGGCGGCAAAATCGTTGCAGATCCCCGTAAAGGCAAATTCGCGCCATGCCCGGTGTCGCCAGATGGAGTGCGTGCGTCGTTGCCATTTGTCGGTATACCTCTCACGTTTACTCAGTTGTTCAGGAATATGGTGCAGCAGCTCTCCGTCGCCGCAGTAAATCGCTGCGTGGTTCGGAACGGAGGAGCCAAAGCAGCAAATCAGCACGTCGCCGGGCTGCGCACTGGCTGCGCTGACACGGTAAAATCCCGTCGTCTCCAGATTATCCAGATAGAGATTGTCACCATGCCGCCACCAGTCGTCGTCCCGGTGAAAATCCGGCATATCAATCCCCGCCAGATGATAGGCATCACGGAACAGCGTGTAACAGTCAAAAACCCCATGTTTAAAATGCCGTCCGGTCAGGTGTGGTACACAGCGGAATTTATGTACCTGGCCGGCGCATACCAACCACCACGGCAGGTCGCTTTGAACCTGCAGCCTGCGGTCCACATCGCTCAGATACGGCTGGCCGCCAGGATGGCTGTGAACCAGCGCCACAATATCCCCCTGCGTTTCAGCCCTCAGCCAGTCCTCCGGCGCCATACGGAAATAATCCTCCGGCGCGGCAGAAATATTCACACAGGGGAGATACCGTTCTCCCGCCTGTGTTCTCACCACGAAGCCACACGACTCCGCAGGCGCACACCGTCGGGCGTGCGCCAGAATATCATCACTATTCATATCTGGCTCCGAGAAATAAAAAAACCACCGAAGCGGTTTTTACGTTATATATTTTAATTTACATATTTTGATTTAGTTTTTCTTTATACCCTTCGATATCAAAATAGAATTGTCTGTTTCCACCCTGATAAAATCCACTCTCAATAATTAATTTTTTATGTGCTCCAACATTCTTAATAAATGATGCGCCATTTCTAATAAAAATAACATCACTGCTACCATCTGATGATGTTCTTGCTTTATAGCGTAATATTTTACCATCATCAAACTTTACAGAAATACTGCATTCCTCATAGAGAATACAGTTAAACTGACCGGGCTTGATTGTTAACAGGACATCAGCTGGTTTAAGAGTGTTAATATCCTGACCCTTTTGTAGTTTTGCCCATTTAGACCTTAGTATAAGCTCCATTTTTGAGCCACCATCATATGGAGCATCGAAATACACATTATTAGTTGACTCAGTCACCAGCTCTTTTATTACTGTACCTCTCATTCCGTCACTGAAGTATTTAGCCTTCCATTGACCCGCGTAAGAGTTAAATGTCAGAAAAACAAAAACTAAACAAATAATAATCTTCATGACTATACCCTTTTTATTAAAAAAAGGGCAGATTATCATATTGATTCATTATGCAGCTATTGATTTCTTTAGGCATATTTTAATTTAACTCAGACGGTTGATAGACAGGAAACCTCCAAAGTTTTCTGTATTATTTCGCAATGAACAACCACGTTCACAGCGACTGCAAGCATCCTTTGCGGGATCTGCTGTCGGCTGGTCAAATTCGTCAGCTACTGCTGGGCCAGCATAACCACACTCATCAGAACGGTAAATCCAGGTACATGTATTGGCTAGCATAATACGCCCCGGGAAAACGCTGCCATCAGTTTCAGTCGGCGTTGCCAGGACAAATGTAGCACTAACCGACGTCAGTTCACTACATTGCTCAATTACCCAACGACTAACAGATTCCTGCTCCGGGTCGGCCTCCTGATTGCCACTGTGGAAATTCACGGCATCGAGAAACCTCGCGTATACCTTCCGGCGTATTACCGTCGCCCCGGCCAGGCTTTGCAAATCCTCCACCATACCGGTCACCATACCGTAAAGATTAGAGACCTTGAGTGACGGGCGCGCAGCTGCACCTTTGCCGTTCATTTCAAATCCGCTACCCTCTATAGGATAAACATCATACTTCCGTCCCTGCAAGGTAACTGCCTCTCCCTTTTCATTCGCCTCGTTACAGAAAAAATAACGATCGCCACCAATTCCTGTCAGATCTATTTCCCATAAAACTACCTGTGCAGATTGTTCTGTCCGGGTAATTTCAGTCAGCGTTGACAATGGAATATCCTGCATACTGTGCTCCTAAATAACAACCTGCTCAAACGTACAATTAAAATCTGTATAACAGGCATAATCCGTAACAGACCATTCCCTGCAGACGATTCTGATTGTCCGATTATGTTTTGGTGGGCGCCATAAAAATGCCTTAACCCCGGAGTGATCAAAAAGAAAATCTTCCAACGCCTGACGCTCTTCCTCCGACGTAACTCTGAATACAGGCTTAAAACTTTTTAATCTAAAATTGAGTCCTGCAGGCCTTCGTTGTTCATAGCCATCCCCGAATTTAACAGTCTGTACCGCTGGCGTAACCGATGACTGCATCCCCTCTATTGAACCGGAAAACCGTCAAGCTGGCCGTGTACGATCTGCTTCCATTCGGACCAGATTTTCCTGTCCAGTCGCAACAGGTCTGTATAGGAATCCAGGAGGTAAAGTGAGATCTGAAAGCGGCCTGCAATCAAACCTGTTCGCAATAGTCCGGCGTAGATTCCCGGATCGGAAATTCGTTGAAACGTCACGCCTGCCTGTACAGTATCCGGAAGTAAAAGCGGATAAGCCGCCATCCCTGTAATCCGTTCCAGCGCCGTCTTAATTGCTGACTCGATCATGACGTGTATCTGCCTCCCCGGTTATAACGATGCGATCTGCCAGTCGCTCAACGTTCCTGACCGTATAAATTCGGTTCGTCGTGGCGACTTTCCAGTCAATATCAACTGCACGCGGGTACAACGTAAAAAGACAGGTTTCAACTACCTGTTGCTGATCCAGCGTTCGAACCTTACGGCCTGAAACCAGCTCCTTTTTAGCCCATGCTTCACCATCCAGAACCTCTCTGGCAGGAAGCTCCTCACCAAGCGGCCCACGCCCGATTTCAATATGGCTCAGTTTTATCCGGCAGTTCAGTTCACCGGGGCGAAGTGGTTTATCACTCATCAGAATGCCTCCGGGAAACCCCGGCCTTCAGGCCGGGGAGCAGTCAAACGGTATGCTCCATGAGCGGAAACAGCAGATATTCAACGCCCAGATCGGCAGGAGACTCGTCACCAGTTCCTGTTGGATTGAGATACCACTGCGAGACCATCATTTTCGCTGCCAGCTTAATATCGTCATCAATAACGTAGCCATTTTCACCATTACCCAGCGCAGCGAGCTGTTCCTGACTCTCAACCAGCCTGCAGTAATAGGTTCTTTCTATGCTTCGTTGTGCGGCATTAATCAGCGATGACAACATCTCATCGTGAGCGGTAAAATCCAGCTCCAGACGGAGCTGCGTCTTAGCTTCATCCAATGTCAGTATCATGATCACTGGCTCCCGACTGGGGACTTAATACTTTTTTCGCATCTTCTGGCCAGATGGCAATTCGTCGCTCAACCAATGCTTCCGCATACTGAACATCGAAACAGGCTACATCACCGCGGGAATAGCGATGATATGGTCCCAGAAATGTTACAGCCTTACGTTCTACGTTAACTTCCGTTGAGACCGTGGTCCCATCTTCATGGGCATTGGTTTGGTCAGTATCCGCAGTACCTTCATTTTTAACTGTGGTTTCTTCTGTTGGGACCGCGGTCCCATCTTCATAGGTACTGGTTTGGTCTGTATCCGCAGCACCTTCATTTTTAACTGTGGTTTTTGGTGTCTTACCTGCCATTACTTTTCTCCTGAAAAAGAAAAAGCCCGCATTTGCGGGCCATATTCGTCAGTGGTTAGAACAGAACCTTAGTGCCAAGCACCATACCTTCCGGATGACGGAAGCCGATATCATGCTCTGTAACGACACGGATCAGGGACTGGTTACGCGAGAACGCTGATACCAGATTCCCGTCTGCATCCTGATATGACGCCTCCTGCGAGAACGCCACTTTCATGTTGCCATCTTCACCAATAACGACATCGTTAAAATCGGCGAAATAAATCTCTGACTCTTTACCACCAGTAACCAGATTTGCAGGAATCGCGCTGGTTCGCTGGATTGGATACCCCTTCAGCAATCCCTGGGCCATTTCCGGGTAAACCTTATTACCGTTACCATCACGCAGGCCAAATAGCTTCATGTAGGTACGGTTGGACATACCCCAGCCACAGCTAATCATGTTGCTGTTACCATCCATTGCCATCAGGATGATGCTGTCGAGATACGTATCAATCGTATTCAGGTTAATGTCGTCAGCGGAATCCCATTCCTTCAGACGGTTCCATTCCGTAGCGCGGGCCTTCATCCCGATTGGGGTATCGCCGGTGCCATCATCACGCATAAAGGCCTTGTCTTCACGGACAGAAATCGCGGTAAGAATATCCTGCAATACCAGTTGCTCTACGTTGAACCCGGCGCGGCCAATCAGCTGGTTAGAGATAGGCACCATCGCAATCATGGTTTTAGCGGTAAGTTTCACATCGTCGAAGCGTGCTTCTGACGTTTTGGCATCCTTACCTTCGCCGGTATAGCTCGCCGTCGCCCCACCTGCCAGACGCGGCAACGCCATATTGCCGTTCGGCAGCGGAATAGAGCGGGCGCCCAGCTTACGAACGATGGTGCGATCACGCAGTAGTTCGATCACCTCGCTGTGGAGGTTTTGCGGGATAAGAACTCCACCAGAATTCGCCGCCGTATTAATAGCCATCGATACAGATGGGTCATTCAGTTCTTCTGCCGCAAATTTTGCAGCATCCTGAACGTTACCCTGTGCAGCTGCAATCGACATAACAAGACGGGTCATCCCGGCACCGGTATATTGCTTAGGCTCTGTTTTAACGCTGACAGCAGGTGCCTGCTGCGTCGCTTTAACTGGTTTTGCCACAACAGCTGCCGCACGTTCAGCCGCTTCCAGACGGTCGATTTTGGCGCTGATATCACCAAACTGCTGCTGCAGGCTGGCGAACTCCGTCAGTTGCTCTGCCGTCAACGTACCGCCGCCGGCTTCAACTGCTGCCAGTACCTGAACCTGCTGATTAATCCCCGCGCGTTCACGACGTAATTCTTCAATATGATCCATGTTTTTTCTCTCTTTTTGGCATAAAAAAAAGCAGCCCGGAGGCTGCTTTCTGATAATGACGCGTTCGCGTCGGGTTACATTTTTGCTTGCTGGTCCATTACTGCGGCCTGAAGCTTAATTGACGTTGCCTGCTGCGGTTTTTTGTATTTATCTGCAATAGCGTTAATAGCAGACTGCGGATCTGACACCTCATCAGCCAGACCGGCAGTAATAGCATCGGCACCAAAGTAAAGTCCTGCCTGGGTATCAATTACAGCCTGCTGATTCATGCCGCGATATTCAGCTACAGATGCCGTAAATATCTCGTACATATCATCGATCATTCCCTGGAACATCAAATGTGCCTGCTCACTCAGCGGCTCATGTGGCGTACCATTATTCTTATTATCACCACGATAAATAGTGGTGAATTTCAGCCCAACGCTATCTTCCCATTTCGATGCTTCCATATGCTCAAAAATAACGCCGATTGAACCCACTCCGCTTGTTTTACTAACGATAATTTTGCTGCAGGCTGAAGCAATAAAATATGCAGCTGAATAAGCGCTGTAATTCACGATCGCTGTAATTGGTTTTATATCACGTGACTGAAATATATAATCAGCCAGTTCTTTACACCCTACAGCAGCTCCGCCTCCTGAATTTATATCCAGAACAATTTCACTAATTGCAGGGTCATTCAGCGCCATATAAAGCTGGCTGCGGATTCGTTCATAGCTCGTCAGTTCCGTACACATCGCCGTTATCTGCCCACGACGCGGAACCAGAATCCCATGAACGGAGATGACAGCGACACCACCTGCTGGCTGTTCCATAGCTGGCTCCAGCTGGTTATCAGGGGTCAGCACCATAGTAATTCCTGCATCGGTAACAGCACCCTGAATCCGGGGGATAAGCACCGCTTTAACCGAGTCCATTGTCTGGCGCGTAGCATAATGCGGCACGCCAAATACCTGATCTGCCAGATGAGGCAGGTTAATCAATTTCGTCATGGTTTCCACCATTAAAAAAGCCCGTATTACGGACTGGCTTACTCTTCTCCCAGGATGGCTTTAATCTCAAGCATCTGTTGTGCCGTCGGTTTATTTTTCCCGGAAAGTAAATTAGTACTATCAACCATATTCAACGGCGTCAGATATTTATCACCTCCCTGAATCGGAGGCAGGTTTTCCATCCGGCGAATATCGTTAACTGATAACCAGCCCCACTGGCGCCCAAGTGCGTATGATTCATAACGTGATTTCTGATCTCCACGCAGCAATCCTGATACATTAAATTCGATATACAGCTCACCACGTTCACTGGGGAGCAGCAGATCACGCATCAGCGCGCCTTCATGCCGTTTCAGCCAGGCAAGCAGCGTGTACATGACAAACTGCAATCCCTGATGCTCAATATTGTTATTGGTCGCCTTCTCCAGCATTTGCACCATATGTGGCGGGATCTTATATAACCGACAGACCTCCTCAACACCCCACTGCCTGGACTGCAACAGCTGCGCTTTCTCATTATCCTGAGATAGCTGTTTGTAGCTCATCCCTTCCTGAAGTAATGCAACAGAGAATGCGTTTCTTACGCCGGAATATCTGTCCGTCCACTTTGCCAGCAGGCGGTCGATAGCATCCTGATTTTTGATTGTTGGGGCATCTTTTGGACGCTCAATAACGCCGCTCATCGTTGTGCCCCGGCGAAAGACCTGAGAAGCATGCTCTTCCACGGCCAGGTTTAGCCCAAGAACATCCGCGTTCGTCTGTATTGGGGAACTGCCGATATAGCCATCCAGCGAGAAGACCTTCACATGATGCATCATGCGCATTGGCAATGTTTCGCCAATTTCGGGTAGTTCATAATATGGCATCCCGTCCGGTCCTTTCAGAACTATGATTTTTTTGGGATTAACCGGGATTAATTCGCGGGGATACCCTTTTCCATCCCTGTCGATGATCGAGTAGCAATTTCCCTCCAGCCCGAGCAGGCCCTGTTGCTGTTCAAAGTATTCAAATGAAGTGTCTTTTTTATTGGGCTGGGAATGAATCAGATCATAAACAGGATGGTCAGTGGCCCGTTCCCGGCCTCCGTTATCGCGTCGCCGGTACAGTTCACACGGTAGTTGTGCGACTGATTCAGCAAGAAGCGTAACACACGCCCGGACAGCCGATAATGCTATCGCTGTTTCGGGAGTTATAATTATTCCCGCCTTACTCTGGTTTGAACTGACTCCTCCCAGCATCGCTTCCCAAAAACCGCCACCAGATCGTGATTTACCCCGGAACATCTGGGGAATGAACATTATTCACCCCCTGATTTTTGTATGCCGTCTGACGCTATAAGAGCAATGCAGAATGACCATACCAGACAAATTATTCCCCCCACGATCAAACCGGCTGCTGGTGAGACCAGCCATGCACCGGCAGACATCAGACAGGCTCCGGCGAGGCCAATAAAAAAGCTTAAAATCGTTATTAACATGCCACATCTTCCTCGTCATAAACGGATGAGTTACTCTCCCGGCCATTGAGCATCGCGCGGCCGATCCCCATCATCAGGCCAACCGCACCATCGATTTTGTTGCCGGCCCCCTCTTTTACCGGACGTACAACATCATCACTACCCGGTAAATACTTGCCGACAACGTTAGAGATGCACCAGGTCATCAGCGGATTACCGTCATGATGGAAGCGGCCAGCAGCGATCGCAGCCTCAATCTCTCGCATCGGGTCGCTCATGTTGGTGTAGTTCTGGGTGATGGTGACGGGCTCCAGCCCTTCATCCTGCAACATATGGGAAAGGCCGGTGGCGCCATAGGGCTCAATCGGGCTGGCCGCTATTTTCACCGTCTCCCGTAAATTCAGGATCGCTTCGTAAATAAGGCGATAATCCACCTCTGCACCGTCAGACGGAACCAGCACGCCCTGATTAACAAAGGACTGATAGCGATCGGCGGTAGTTTTTAGCGCCGGATCTGTCGAATACACGGTATCTTCTGGCACCCAGAACAGAGGCGAAACGCAGTAGTAATGGCTTACTCCGTCGATTTCCCGGCGGAAAACGGGTACAACCGCGTTAAGGTCAAGCTTTGAAGCCAGGTCGATACCGAGATAACACTCTTCCCCCGCAAAATCGGACAGTCTGAGTGTCTTGTCTGCCGTGGTCATCCACTTCTGCAGGTTGTAGTAAGCCGCTTTTGAACTCACCCATTTATTGAAATGCTTGGTGAGTATTTTGTTGGTCTGGCTGGGCGTGGATATCGCCAGCTGCTGCTTGGCCTTAAGGACCCCCTCTTTCACCGAAATGTTGTAATTCGGGTTGGCTTTGATCAGCGCTTCCGGCTGCGTCCAGTCATCTTCATCATCCAGGGTGTAGATGATCCCGAAAATTGCCTCGTTTTCACCACCTTCCCGGATACGCTCCAGTATCTCGACCACCTGAGCACGTTTTTCATAACAAGGCGAGGCAATATCAAAGCCTGCCGTCGTGATGATGAGCGTGATGGGTTGTTCCCTCGCCCCCATACCGGTGGTCATAGTGGTATAGAGCGCGTCAGTATCGTGCTCATGATATCTATTGCAAGACTTTTTTATTGATTGATTTATAATGATTTATTGCTATATTACTGAGCCTTGCAGTAGTGGAGCTATACACCTTGCAATACACATCAGATGGAAAATTCTCTTAAGAACCCCTAGAAATTCCCCTAACATGAATCATAAATAGATGAGGTCACCTATGAAACTAACATGCTGGTCTTGGGAAAAAACTGCAATTGTTATTCCTATAATTATAAGTTTATGTACCGCTTATCTAACCTATGTGATAGGTGACAATCAAAGCAAAATATCAAAATTAGAGTACGCTCCTATTTTTATTTTCCAAAAAAGCCTAGAGTATGATGAAGATCTAAAAATCTACCATACTGAGAGACTAACCATTTCCAACGAAGGATACCCTATTCAAAATTTTGATGAAGTCATCCATACCTATTTATTAGTAAAGCAATTTACCGATCGAGAAACAAAAGAAAAACTAATCCCTATCAATTATTTTTGGATTGGCTACACAGCCAATGGTGGCAAAGGAAAACTGTCTGAGCTATTTGGGAAAAACAATAACTCTTATTATTTCGATCTTTCCCGAGAAGTTATCGAATTCAATCAAAAGAACAGAGAGAATAGTATAGATATAAGCCTCATAAATACAGCAAAACTAAGTTATGTTGAAGCTGATGGAAGTATTAAGGAATCCTATTACAAAGACGAAAAACTGACAACTAAAGATGATGTCATGGCTTTAGAAGGGAAAGCAATAAAGATGCTCCCTAAAGACATCCAAAACTTCAAGCTTAATGACCTATTGGAATTATTAAATTAACTCAGAGAACACTTTAAAAAATAATAACCATAAACCATGAGATATTCTATTTTAGAGTTATCATCAGGTTAAATACCGTTAAATCTCTCGAGTCGCTCTTTGTATCTGTCACTCATGTCAAAAGCAAAATCTTCATGCTCTGCCTGGAAGGTACCGAACGCCATCAGCGCTGCGACCGCAGGATCAATCTTGTTAGAGGATTTCTTCTTGTTGGGCTTGATGTTGGCGTTGGCATCAGACTCCATCACCACGTTACCCATCGCCCAGGACAGAACCGGATCGCCACGATGGCGTAATACCTTACGGTTAACGAACACCTCAAAAGATTTAGCAACCGGGCTGAACCGCAGATAAGTTTGCTGGAAAGGCTCCACATCGAGCCCCGCCCCCTGTAGCTGGGTACGCAGATGCGTCGCGTTCCACGTATCAAAGCCCACCAGCCGGATACTGAATTTTTCAGCGTCTCGCAGGATATCATCACGGATGCGGTCATAGTCGATGCAGTCGCCGGGCGTGGTGCGTATCCAGCCCGCTTTCACCCACTGGCGATAGATGGCGCGGTTTTTGTTAGCGACGTTAAGCAGCTGCGCTTCCGGCAGATAATGACGGGTAAGAAGTCGGATCTCCCTGTCGAACGGGAAAGCGTAACTTACACTGGTGATATCGCTGGTTGAGGACAGATCAAACCCGGCGTAACACTCCATTCCGGCCAGGTCTTCTTCAGAATAATCAAGTGCGCAGGCATCCCATGCACCGGCCCCCATCCATGGAGTAGAGCCCTGACACCAGATATTGAAACGTTTGGTCAGCATTTCCACCCACTGCGACGGAATACCCCGCGCTTTCTGGACGGTGGATTCCAGTTTTGCCGCGTCAACGGACACATGCAGGTTAGGATTGGCCTTAATCCACATGTCCGACTGCTCAACCTCGCTTTCGTCATCCAGTTCGTAGATCAGGACAAACAGCGAATCGTTGCTCTCTTCCCCTGCCAGAATCTGACAGCAGTAATCGTAATGCTGTTTACAGGCGGAAACGACGTTACTCCCGGCAGTAGTGATGGCGAACAAAATCGCCTCAGGACGTGCGCCCATACCCAGCTCAAGCGCGGAATAAACTCCGTTATCAGGGTGAAGGTGGTACTCATCGACAATCGCCAGGCTTGGGTTAGTCCCTTCGATAGTGGCCGCTTTTGCCGCCAGAGGTTTTAACAGGCTGTTGCTCTTCGGGAAAATGATCTTGTGCGCCTGAATATTGACGCGCTTTTTCAGCGGTTTTGACAGCAGGCACATCTGGCGGGCATCGTCGAACACAATACGGGCCTGATCCCGGCTCACCGCCGCCGTGTAAATATCCTGCTGGCCTTTCTCCATTATCAGAAACCAGTTAGCCAGCATGGCGGCCACGGTGGATTTGGCATTCTTGCGCGGTACTTCTATAAAGGCGCTGCTGTACTTCCGGCGACCTGACTCCCTGACTTTAAAGCCCAGCAGGTTAGCAAAGGCGAACTGCTGCCACGGCTCCAGCTCGACGGGCTTGCCCCGCAGCGGTCCTTTAACGTGTGGACAAAGCCGGGAGAAGGCAATAAACCGTTCTACAGTCGCCGTATCGAACACATAACGGGGGTCACACAGGTCTGAAAAGTACCGGTTTACGGCCTGTTTCAGCCGTTTACAGGCCGGGATCTCCCCCGATTTTACAGCGTTTGCGTACTCATCCCAGACGGTCAAGCTCGTCCTCCTCTTCCGTTTCAACCGGATTCCGGCGACGGCTTACCGGATCAAAACCCAGCAGCGACGACATTTTAATGATAATTTTCTCAGCATCAGATTTGGCTTTCAGCGCCGGATTACTGGTTGTGGCCCCGCGAGATCCTTCAACTGAAAACCCGCGCAGGGCAATATCTGCAACGGCTTTCCGGTACATGGAATAGTTGACGCAATACAGCTCAAGGTTGTTCCAGTCCGCAGGGGTTAAATCCCCGCGCTCAGCCATCTGTTTTGCTTTTGTCTTCCACTGCTGTCCCGCGATTTCATCAAGATAGGCGGGTGGTTTGGGTGGTCTTGCCATAACTTATTCTTTCCTTAACTTACTGCTGTCAAAAAAATTACCGCGCATAAAAATTTGAGGGAGCGGGTGGTTCCTCGCCGGGAGGGGGTTGTCTTTGAAACCTCCCCCACCCCGTTCACGCTGACTGATGTATTCCTGTTCACTCATGAGCAACCTCATAGACCCAGTCGTTGCGGCGCTGCGCTGCGTCTTCCTGTTCCCGGAACATTCCGGCTTTACGCTGCTGCTTAGTTAGCGGGTCCGTTGTGGCTGTCTTGCGACCATGACAGGCAGCACATAACGGCTGGTGGTTACTGGATGGCCAGAACAACACATCACCTTCGCCCTCAATAGGTATGATGTGATCAACGATAGTTGCCTGCTTATAGACGCCAGCACTATGGCAGTGGGCGCACAGCGGATTAGTCTTCAGAAAGAGGAGCCGGTATTCTCCCCATCGGTTGGAGTAACCGCGTTCTGTGCGTGTGCCTCGTCGGCTATCACTCTGCCGTTGTGCATTCCGTTTGTGTTCATCACATTTGCCGGACTTTACCCGTTTATTACATCCGGGCTCTGTACAGCGCCGTAAAGGTTGCCATGGCATTTAATACACTCCAGGTTCCCGGTAGTAGTTCCACAATGACGAAGTGCTAAAGGGAAGCTCGGACGTTTTTTCCGCCGCTATTTCCCGGTGCTCATACCAGTGACCGACCAGTAGCAGACACCCGACCTTCAGCGCAGGATTAAACTCGAGTCCGTCATCAAAACGCCTGCCGATATGTTTCTGGCAAATCTCCAGCGCGGCGACGATATACCCGTTTATCAGGGCGCTCTCATCATCCCCGTCGATGCGGCAATGCAGTTTTACTTCTTCCAGAGTTATTAATTCAGCCATTGGCCACGCCTCCTTTACAAAGGAGCTCAAGACTGGTGCGGTCGTTATCCGGGAGGGCCGCCTCTATACCGTAAATATCACCACTGACTGCGGGTGACAGATATTTCACCCTGTGTCCCTGCTTAACATCACTGCGATAGCGTATCCATATTCTGACTGTGGCCTCAGAGGACAACGAACCGGTAGCCAGAAGCTCCCGGCCAGAGATACCTTTTACCTCAGCCCAGATCGTGGCGTAGTCCACCCAGCGTTTTATCGGTTCTCCCAATGCCCCCTGACTTTGTTCATAGCGCTGCAGCGTTATACGATGTTTTAATCCTCCGGCTCTCATTCGCTACCCTCCTTACTTTTATTGTTATTTACTTCGATCTGCTGCTTCCATGCCTGGCTGAATTCGTCCCCACCTTCACGCGGTGGCATCCCCTCACGTTCGCGGGCTTCATTCGGATTCATAATCCCGTTTTTAATACCGCGTTCGTAAGTGGCGTAGCGTTCGGTTGGTGTGGCGCGGAGAAGGTCAGCAGAATCGAACTCAACCTGGTAACGGGTACCGGATGCAGGACGGGCCACCAGCAAAGCGGATTTGATTTGTTGTTCGAAATTCGCCAGCCAGGGACGCATGGTCATTGTGAGAAATGCGCGGCTCGCTTCGCTGAAGTTGCTGTAGGTACTGTTGCTGTATTCCTGAAGAAAGATCGGAGAAACATTAAACATACGGGCAATGTCTTCAATGGAAAAACGCCGGGAAGCCAGCCATTCAGCATCCTGATTACTCATGCCCAATTTTTCGTAATCCATTCCTCCTTCAAGAATGGGCGTTTTCCCGGCATTTCGTGCCCCCTTGTACCGCTCCAGTGCATCCAGTGCTTTTTTACCGTTCACGCCGTCAAGCCAGTCTTTTGCTTTGACAATGCCCGCCGCCATCATGCCCTCTTTCATGATGTTAGCGCCGTGACGCTGCTGGGCCAGTCCAAGGCCCAGCGCTTCCCGGCAGATGGTTATCGGTGAGCGCCCCAGAAAACCATCGTCCGTGGCATAACGCAGATGCAGAATCTCTTCCTGAAGATAAGTACGGGTGATTCCGCTAAAGGGTTCAGTAATAGTGTATTTGTAACGGTGCCCGGACAGACGCTCCGGAACTACGGTCCCCGGTGCATATGGATGCAATGATTCAGGCTGTCCGTCACGGCCCCAGCGGATCACCGCATAAGCGTTACCGTTCAGCAGACAGTGCCGCATCATCGTGCGTTTAAACTGGTACGGTGTCTGACAGTCGTTCGGCTGCTCATTCAGCAGATAATCAACCGGGTGATTACTCAGCCACTCCCGCGCCTCACGCCCTTTATCATTCGTTACCCGGTAGAGATAACAGGGCATAGTTGCCACTGCTTCACTGATGACCGATACGGCGTTCATGACAGCCGGCAGAGATTCCGCCGTCCCCGCAGATACATATTCGCCGGATCCGGTATTAGGTATGCCCGCCATCGCCAGCCATTCATCGATGGCCATGCTGCGTTGTTCTGCCTTACGGCTGAAAGGCCAGAGACTCCACATATCAGACCTCCACCAGTTCGGCCCAGCGTCGGCGGTTATCACCCACTCGGCGTAACTCCGGATGCTGGGAAAAAAGCGAGCGGTGTGCAATTTCCACGCCGGACTCCGGGTAAGCAGGCAGAGAAGTGATCGTAATTTCACGCAGTTCAGCAGCGGTGACGGTACGCAGATAAGGCGACTGGGTAATATCCCAGTTCTCTTTCAATGCCCGGAATCCAAACGACATGCCTTCTATATCGCCCCGTTCCACCAGCTCCAGCACATCATTACCTAACTGTGTATTGGGTGGCGTCAGTTCAAATCGCAGACCCGTATCATCTTCTGACAGTATCAGCGTGCCGGATTTGGTACGCCCCAGCAGTTGCGTATAGTCATGTTCAAATAAACAGCGCACATCATTACCGGAAGTGAGATAGCCGGAAAATGCCCCCGGCGTAAACTGTTCGCGGAATTCGTCCCAGATGATTTCTGACAGGCTGTTCCAGCGCACCGCATAGCCCACCAGCCTGCGCTCTTTGGCGATGAGTTCTGAGGTGCGGATTTCAAAATTAACGGTATCCATAACGGACTCCATAAAGACCAGAAAGGGGCCGAAGCCCCTGTGAATTATTTGGTGGAGGAAGCAGAGATTTCGAGCAGCTTGATGGCGCCGGAATCAACCACACCACCGCCCAGGTATTTATCCGTATGAATTTTGATAAAGCCCGGTTCGGTGATGTTGTCCGGACGGGTGCGAGTGCCTGTCTCATGGTCTACGATGAAATAGCCACGTTTAAAGTCGCCAATACAGATCAGGTTGTCTGGCATGGTTTCGAGATATTCAACAGGGAGGCCCAGCAGCGTATCCGGATCACCTGCCTGTAAACGGTCGCGCCAGATGTAATCCCCGTTACCGTTTTTCAGTTTCTGAACGGAGGCCGCCGTAGTGGAGTTCATCACCCATACAGCATTTTTTCGGTATTTCGCCCGGAGTTTAAATTTCAGATCAATCAGCAAATCGGCATTTAGTGCAGCACCTGTGACGGACTGAAGCGTACCGAACGGGCGGGTTTTGTCTCCGTCCTGGCTGCGCGGATAAGAGAGAAAGCCTTTCGCTTTTTTCACGCCATCGCCGGATGCCAGATCCGTTTCTTCGGTATCAACGAAAGCATCGCCAATTTCAGAGGACAGCCAGCCCATGATATCCACACCAGAAAAATCGATGATTTCCTGTGTAGTCTTCGGATAGGTGTAAACAGGGAAGAGTCGGATACTGACTTCTTCCAGTTTTGGCGTTGTTGTCTCACCACGTGCTTTTCCTTCCTCTCCGTGGTTCACCCCCGCTCCGCCCACAGAGACAAGCTGTTTAAACTCGTTACTGCCGATTTTTTTCACAGTGCAGATTTTGCGCATAACGGACTCATCGTTAAGCTGCTGCATAATCTGTTTGTTAAGTTCGGGAATAACGGTATAGCCGCCATCTTCCGGAATGCCGGTAGACAGGCTGCGGGCTTCCCCGGTCAGAATGTAGGTACGTAGTTCGTCGTTGCTTACGCCGTTTTCGTTCACCGGATGGCCTGGCTGGTTACGTTCTTCGCTGGCTATGGCTTCGTAGCGGCTGATTTCAGTATCGAGTGTCCCGGCGCGGGTGCAGAGTTCGTCAAACTGCGTGCCTTCCTCGTCAGTCAGGCTTCGTTTTTCGCTGTCGGCTTTTTCAAGCAGGTTACGCATCTGCGTTTTGATTTCGGTTTTTTGCTGACGTAATTCGAGTAATTTCTTCATGGAGTGGTTTCCGTAACAATTAACGTTGAGACGTGAAACCAGCGCTTTAAGGGATGTCCACCCGGAGAGAAAACCGCGGATCTGCCGGAAGAACCGGGTGGACAGTGGCGGCTCACGTCTGAGGGCCACTCTTCAAGATATGGATCAAATTATCGTTGTAAATGATGTATTTTTACTCCGAACAGTCTTGAAAGATGACGCACAAATAATTTACAAAACAAGCGAGTAAAATTATTATGCGAGACGTAAACCATTAAATTAATAAGGGATTTTATGACTGAAAATGACGTTATGGGTGCCTTGTTCACTCAGCAAAGGATACAGATTCTTCACATTGGCAAGCATCATGATGAATTTAGCGACGCATATCTCCATGCTTGGGAGTCTGGTGTTTACCCATTGATGAGTGATACCGATGGCAGCGTCCCCCGTAAACCTCACGAGTTTTATGCCCAGTATTTCACCGCATCAAAAGAGAAAGTAGAGTTTCTGTTAAAGCGTCTTGATGATGCTTGGCGTAAAAATGAAGGGCTCACATTTTATGACCTAGAGGATGAATTAGGCGTTCGAGGTTACAGCTCTAAAGGATGGAATAGAGGTGATTTAATCGATATTTGCCGATATCTGTACCTTGACGGTTGCTACGATAATGAGTTTTGGTCTGCGCTAGTTGAGAACGGAAAATGCCCGAGCGAGGCGCTTAGTCTAACTTCAAAATTTCAAAGAGAAGTTGATATCGACTTCTGACTAATTACAGGCCTGGCACTAGTCCAGGCCTGTTGTTTACTTCTCGCTCATCCACATCGGGGGGTCTGGTAACAGAGCCCTGTATCCTTCCAAATGCTCAAGTAAGGCATCAAGTTGTTCTGTATTTGTAACGATACGTTCCCCAGACAAAGTGTGCATAACAAACCCGTGCGGGTCATCCCAGAAGAACGCTTCCTCTTTAAGTGCTTTTCGATATTCAGCAATGTGCATAGTTTCAAGACTGGTTAAACCAAACGTCTCCATATGCTCCATACGTTCTTCGTATGTGATCGGCATGTCGTGACTCCAGAGCTATAAAATTAAAAAATATACGTTTAAGTGTTCACCTGTTCACTTTTACACTTTTTATCAATAAATTCAATTCATTAAGTGGTGAACACATCACTTTTAAGTGTTCACAAGTGTTCACCCTCCCCTTCACCCTTTAGGCTAAAAAACAATCAAAAGGTGAACAGGTGAATACTTGGTGAATACTTCATAAATAAGTGTTCACCCCTTAACCCAATGTAATAGATAGACTTTTTAACAGGGTGAATACTGGTGAACACTTTATCTATAACTTTACTCTACCCCAGCACTTTCAGAATTATTGTTACATGACGGCATCCAGTCGTCTGAATCGTCATGCAGAGTTACGTTGGAGCGTATTCCATGCTTTGTTTTCCGTTTCTGATACTCCTTTCCATATTCAGCCATTGCTCCAGGCATATCCGTACCAAACCGCATTAACGATACTGGTTTGTTAAGGCCATTGGCGCGCATGTATGCCAGGTAGCGTGATACAGATAACGACGCGGGCTGAACGGCACTATCTCGGCATTACCGATAAACATCCCATCACACACTACCGATGCCATGAGGTAGCCACAGAAGTCCACCAGCGAACCCCCCTCACGTTTAATCGCCAGCGCTTCCTCTGACTTCTGCTGTTCGTGCAGTAACCGCCGGGCATCGTCCTGATCCGCAAAACGTGTCAGCAGGTGGCGAATCACCACCGCCAGCTCTCCCTCTATCTTCTCGGCCAGCATTGTGTCGCGTTCGTTTTCTGGCACCACCTCGGTAAAGTTGAATATCACCCGCCGGCGCGAGATACCGCCGCTGCGGTCGCTGAATGTCATAGCGTTGTTATTAACTGCCAGCACGACAGCCTGTATCCGGGTCGAGTACGGCGCTTTATGTTTTGGGTCGATAGATACCTTATCGCCGCCTGTAATGGCCTTAATCCCAGCACCATCTCCTGCATAACGGGTCATATCCGGCATAATGATCAACGAGTAACCCACCACCAGCGCCCTGTCCCTTGCATCCTCCAGCGCCTTCATACTGGCTGATACAGTGTTAGCCTTGCCCGCCAGCATTGTGCAGATTTCTGCCATCACACTTTTACCGCTACCACCGGGCCCCGTTACCTCCAGAAATAATTGCCAGTCGTACCTGTTCGCCAGCACCATAAACAACGCCGCCAGCACACGCTCTGTCTTACGATCATTACTGGCCACAGAACGACGGAGCCACTTCCAGAAATTAGGAGCATGGCTGGCCAGCGTTTCCCCTTCGGCTGGTGGACTGAATGGTAATTCGCTGGCGATCAGCAACCAGTCCGTTTTGCTGTGCTGTCTGAATTGCCCCGTCCGTGTATCAAATACCCCGTTACTGAAGCCAATCAGATTTCTGGCAGTCACCCCCATAACCGGAAGGCTTAGTTTCATGGTTTCTACTGCCGATTTGACGGCGTTCTGTGAATAGGCCACCTCGGCATCAATGTAAATCTGGGCCATTTCGCGCTGAAGCTCTTTATCCGGGAGAGGAATCCACACCACACCGTTATAGAGGTGTACGGTGTCCGAGTCGGCATGAATTGCCAGATCGCCGTCATAATGAGCCAGCAACACTTCACCGCGCTGGCTGGCCCCCATCTGATTCAATGCCGGTGTTATTCCGCTATGGTCTGGTTCGCGTTTCGGGACCGGGAGATCGACAACAACACTTTCCATACGGATCCGCTCCAGATAATCATGCCAGTCCTCTGGCTGGCGATCCGGAATACCCTTATACAGTTTGGCGTCCAGCACTCCTGCTCGCGCCAGCTTCTCACCAATGGTGTTTATCAGTCTCGGTTCAATGTTCCCTGCCAGATATACACGAGCACTACGCCGCCCCTTATCAATAATTTGCAGGTTATCCAGTTCCGCCAGTTGCTTTGGCCCCAGCCAGACAGGGGGCGTTGTATCTTCGGCAATTTTTTTACCCAGGCCCTCTTCCCATCCCTTTGCATGAGCGTAAGCATCAGCCCCGGCAAAAATGATTGCCTCTGTGAATTTTTCCTTTGGCAGAAATTTTAAGTTCGGAGCACGTTTCATTTGCCAGCCCTCTTAGCAGCAATTAAAGCCCGCAGGTTCTGAATTTTTTCTACTGTGTTGTTTGACTTGCACCATTCGCTGAATGTCTGACGTTTCACCAGGCTGAACTCCCTTTCAAACCGTTCGACCGGGAAAACACACTCTCCGGAATAACCCTCCCTGATATACGTAATCCGGTTATCAGTAACCATTTTCACCGTTACCCGTTCGCCCCGGTTATCCTTGAAAATATCGCCCGGAAGGATTTCAGGCCGAGTCTGGCCACCAGCAGTTAAGCTGTTAATTTTCTTTTTCATGGCGTTAGTCCTTTTTGACTGGTGTTACGCGATAACCGGCGCGTTCAAGAATCAGCTCAAAGAGTTTAGGAGTACCAACAATTTCGTCGGCCATTAATGTCCTAACCGATACCAATCCGTTTAGCGTATAGACCATATAGCGATTGCCAGATGAGATATGATTCATAACCATCCCATCAGACCGACGAACCACGTCAAAAATTTCGTAAACTTGTGGCTGGTTAGGCATGACGCACCTCCATTCGGGCTACAATCAGCTCATATGTGCCATTGCTACGCTGGTACAGAGAGCACTCAGAGCGAATCTTCGCAGCAAAGGTTAGATCCCAGCGGGAATACCATTCGCGGGCTTCTTTTTCCGTGTCGGCGGCGATGCGGATCACTACGGGTGTGCAGGTCTGCCCCTTCGGTATACCGAGGAATAGCCATGTAAATTTGGGGGGAGTTTGGGTATGCTGTGTTCCAGCCATAACTGTTACCTCAACTAACGGTTTGTGGTCAGAGGCCTGACAATGTTGGCGCATTAGCAGGCCTCGATTATTTCATGGTTGCACAAATCAAGAACGGTACGTACCATGAGCAATCAGCCTAACCTAGTGGTACGTACCGATGCAAGAGAAAATTTTTAAAGCGCAATTTGAACGTTCGGGTAGCACAAAAAAGAACATTCGCTTCGAAGATGACTTACTGGAAAAAATCAATAATGCTGCTGGCCCAGGCAATTTTAGTGCCTGGGTTAAGGAGGCTTGCTTGGAAAAACTTAATAGAGAAACGTCAAAACTTAATAAATAACACTATGGAAGGCTTTTGCCTTCCAATAGGAATTCTGCTGGCAATTAAGTTGGGATAACCCATGCCTGAAGCGGCCCTACATGCTTACTTATACCATACGCATATTGGTTTTGATTATATGGAGCACCTAAATACAATATGATATCGCATTTGCTCTCAAGATATTTGTATACAGAGTTACTAGTAGCACAAGTATACAGCAGTGCTATTATTAATTTCCTGCTGCTCTTTGAGGCATGCACCATCATATACTCACCATCTTTTACTGGATCATGAACTATACATTCCCAATTGTTATCTCTCAATTTTTCAACAAGTCCAGACATACACATTTCACTTAATCTTGCCGCTCTCAGAAACCATCCATCGTCACTAGTTAGCACTGGCATTTTAGTTCCCTTTTTAAGAGTTCTATCCGAGGATTTGATATTGTAAAACATTTGAGAGCCTATTCTTAAATGAACATCCTCTAACAACGACAATGATTGCTCATTGGCATCCGGATAAAACAATCCAATTTTATTCCCTGGGACTAGATAATATTCTAGGAAAACAATTCCATTAAGAACACCAATTAATCTATGAAAATTTGATGGGCGCTGCCATACAAGAGATAATCCATGTGAAAATATATGCCTGTTAAGACCAGACCTTTTATCGTACTTATCGGAGTTACTGAAAAAACTATTTTTCAACCAATCCCCAAATATTCTAAACATCATAGCGCGATCATCAAGCTTACATGTAAATTCAATTGTTTCATACTGCTTATCGATCCATGCCCCACGCGCAATTGAGTAATAATTAACTCTTTCAATAACCTTATTTATTAACTCTTCAATTCTATCCTTAAGATATTTTTTAGGGATATTTTGATTATCAGCGAGTTGCACCAACGCACTCTCAACTATCGGTATCAATGAGGCTGTAGCTGCTGACTTATAACCAGTATAAAATGATAGAATTGATTCTCTAAGAGTATTTACATGGTTACTAAGAACACTGGAATCGGGAGCTACTTGCTCAACAAAAGTACACATATCAGGGATCGTATATAAAGAAGGCAAGGCATGTTCAAATTCATCTAAGGCTCTTTCTTTTGAAAGATTACAGATACTAAATGCTCGTGACATAGAATTGTTAACATGCATATTCATAATATATGGAGGGATAAACCAATCAACACATTCCCAACGCGTTTTTATAGATGAAAAGCGATCAGCCCATTTATTAAAATCACTCATTCGATTGGTATGCAATGGAAAAATCGCCGTCCCTAGTTCGCATTCAATGTTAAAACAACGCATAGGAAACCCGTTACCAATACTATCCAATTGTATTTTTTGAACTTTTATATTATAATTCGCAAACAATTCGGCTAATGTGTTTGTATCAAAGACTGCGCCAGATTCAATTTTATCCGCATATTTATCCCAGACAGTTTTAAAGTTCATATTTCACCCTCTATCATTTCTATTCACCCAGCCCCCCAATCTTAGGCCTCAGAGAGACGATATACTAAAGCTGTAATACAACTTTAATTCACTTCGGAAACGCCCCTTCCTTTTCCTGATTCCAGCATGTACTGTTCTCCAGATTCGTTAATCTTCCGACATTCTTTCTCATGGCTCATACGATCGATAATAGGAATGTACTCCAGACCATTTTTATGAACAACGGCCTTTTATATCATGTTAACCAACCTGATATTTGAGGATAGACACTTTTAGTTCAGCACTCACTGAGACATGCAGGTGTAGATCCTAGAGGTTACCTGTCAAGGTTTCTCAGCCAGTGGAGCAGATCACTAAGAAGCCATCCTGCACCGGCTTTGCCAATTTTACGTCGCTGCGGGTAGGCTTCATTCTGCTCCATCTCCCACGCTGACGATCTACATAGTGAGGTGATATCACGACGTTCTTTCTCACGAACTATACGATCGTATGGCACACCGTATTCGTTCAGTAACTGTCGGCGTTGCTCAGGGGTTGGTTCAATAAATTTTTTCATAAGCAAAAATCCTATAAAAAAACCCGCTTGAAAAAGCGGGTCTGGTTTGAAAAATTTCAGTTTATTGTGCTCTGGTCTTTATCCATTCTTGCACTTCAGAAAGCCGCCAGGCACAGATTTTAGGGCCAAGCACCAGATGCTTTGGAAACTGTCCTTTTTTCTCCATAAAAGCACGAGTAGATTTTGGCAGACCAGTCATCCAAAAACATTCCGGTTCTCGGATAACGCGTTCCAGATCTGGTATCAGTTCAAGTTCTGCTTTACTCATGAATTTATACATTGGGACTTTCCTCCTTAGCATCAGAACGGATCAACGAATTCAGGTAGTCAACCCATCTCGTCAGAGCATCAAGTTTTGCCGCCAGATATTGGCTACGATTATAAATACCCATAACCCCCGGTAGCGTATGTCCCAGGAGCTGTTCGACAACATGAGGATCAACCCCCATGTCATTTAGATTGGTAGCAAGAACCCGGCGAAGGTCATGCAGGCACCATGATTTTTCATGCCTGAACTTACGCCAGAAACGGCTACCAACGGTGCTCATAACTGTCTGTTTTGCAAATTCACCATTAAGTAGGCGTTCTGTGCCCTCCTCCTCTGCAATTGCACGAAGGTTTACCAGCCATTGACGGATTTGCGGGGGGATTGGGCGAATAATTTCGCGCCCATTCTTACTGTGTTCTTTGGGGACTGTCCAAATCCACTCTTTAAAATCCCATTCATTCCAGAGTGACTCTCGCAATTCACGTCCGCGACATCCAAATACCATTAAAATGACAAGCGTCACCCGGTTAACAGGAGATAATTTTGAATTGTTTTCCTCAGTATTTGCCCAATACCAAACGTCCCGCACTTCATCAGCAGTAAGTACACGATCCCTTTTTTTGCCCTTTCACCCATATCCATAACGGTGAAATCCTCCAGTTCGTTGGAAATAGCATAACGGCGGACCCGGCAAAACTTGAGTGCCTGCTTCACATCTCGAAATGTATGCCCGGCAGCTACTGGAGCGGTTTTTCTCACCTCATCAAAACACTTTACCCACATTGCTGCATTACAAAGAGTTAGAGGCACGTCACCCAGGCGACCATAAATATAACGGGCAAAACGTTGTTCGCAGACCTCCCAAGTTCTGCGCTTAGGTTTGGCGTAATACTCCAGCCAATACTCAAGTGCATCTTTTACGGTGACCGGCCTTTGTGATTCTTCTGTGATTAAGCCGATACGGTGACGCGGGTCAATCCCTTCCGCTAACCACGTTCTGCATTCATCACGTTTTTCCCGAGCCAATTTCAAAGACATGTCAGGATACTTTCCCAACGTTAACCAGACCGGAGATGTTTCCCTGCCGCCCAATCGGTAGAACATAACAAAGCTCACAGCACCATTCTTACTCACCCTGACCGACATTCCCCGACCATCGGAGAACAGACGCTGCTTATCCTGCGATTTACCCTGTAGCGCCTTTAGTTGCCTGTCACTAAGTTTGTTTTCCGCAGCCATTTATTCACTCTCTGCAAACACAAAAGCAATACACACTGCAATACACAGTGAACCGTAACAAGGAAAACGCATGTGATCACATCCGAACATGAAAACAATAAAAAATCTTTTTATTCATCATGTTAGCGCACAACGGCGAACACTACTGATTCCCTGAAATGTCTATGTTGTATGCTCATGATATTCGTCGATGATGGCGCAGGAGGGTGAATCACCATCGCCGGGATCGCCGATAACGGGTGCGAACAGGGAACCATCCGGGCGCGTCATTTTCTTCGCCCAGGGTTTAATGCTGAACTTCTGGCGCAGAGCCGGAAGTTTTTTCACCATTGCCAGAGCAGGGGCAAAGACTTTCCATGCCTGTTTTTCCGTCGTGGCGCCACAGTAAACTTCCGCAGCGTACTCACCATCGGCGCAGAACATATAATTACCAACGGCCGCCGCGATCGCCGATTTGCCGTTTTTACGTGGCACCTCGATGTAAATCTCAGTGAAGCGACGAAAACCATTATCCTTCCGCACCCAGCCAAACGGCACGCCCAGCGCAAATTTCTGCCAGGGTTCAAAATCAATACGCAGTTTCCGGCGAGCCCACTCACCGGATGTATGCGGCATTTTCTGGGAAAAACGAAGGAAACGTTCTGCTTTATTTTTATCGAAGCGGTAAGGCCAGTGTGGATCTCTGGCGCGTTCCAGGTCGTCCAGATGTCGCTGACAGGCAAGAATGGTTAACCGGCAGGCCAGTATCTTCCCGTTCACGACGTCCCGCGCATACTGGTTCGCCGCATTGACGTTCGGATATGTAGCCATCAGTCAAACTCATCAAATTCATTCCCTTCATCGTCCGGATCATTTTTACCGCTGGTCATTCTTATGCGGCTGAGCGGGTCTAACCCGAGAAGTGAACCCAGACGGGCCAGCTGCGAAACGGAGTCATTACGGACATTGACTGCAGGATGTTTTTTCTCACCCCCCATTTCACTTGATACGGTCAGCCCATCCTTCGCGATGACTTTTTCGGCCTCAACCATCAGATGAAACGCATTGCAGTACGCCAGGAGTAACGGCGCGTCTTCAAGATCAAAAACACCGCGTTCGATTAAAATTTTGCTTTGAGTTTTCCAGATACGGATCGCTATATCGCTCATTAACTCATCTGGCGGTGCAATCCTGGTCAGCTTGCTTTTCTGACCCTGAGGCAAATTGCGCTTACGGCCACCACCGGAAGATCGCACAGCAATACCCATCAAAACCTCCAATTCAATAGGCTGAGCCTTCCGGAAAAAAGTTTCTTAATTTGGGCGCGTAAAAATTTGACGGGAGCAGCAGTCCTGAAGCGCGAAAGGGGGCAGGGATTTTACCCCCCTACCCCCTGGCCTGTGTAGGCATCAATCAAGGTGGAAGCCATCATTCAGGCTGTGCCGACGACCGCTGCTCACATTGTGTAGACAGGCATTAGAGTTATGCCCTGACTGCTCACAATAGCCGCAGCGCAGGTTGGCGCGGCGCGATGAACCACCTTATGTTTTTGGGCAGTTAGCGACTGAATGCAGTTTTGAACCACAATATGTGCAGTGGATATACACCATCAGTTCAGTCTCTCTCTGGCTGTCTTGGCCCGATGGCATTCCCAGCATAACGATTCCAGATTCGAATCATCATCAGTGCCGCCATGAGCTTTTGGAATGATGTGATCAACGCTGGTCGCTTTCTTAGCTATCTTCTGCCGTCGATGGTTCTGACACAGGTATTGATCACGCTTCAGGATACGCGCACGGATAATGTCCCACTTCGAACCGTAGCCGCGCTGATGTCGGGACTGGCCTGGCTTGTATTGCTTCCAGCTTTCACTTTTATGGCTTTCACAATATCCGGATGGATCTGTTGTTGTACTGTGACAGCCGCGCTTACGACAGGCTCGAGGAATTAGTGCTGGCATGGTTCATCCTTACAAAAATCCATGGTGGTGCTCCTGTTCTGCACATAAAAAAGCCTCGCATATGCGAGGCTATGTAAATAAGTGGTAGTGATAATCTAGCAGTTATGTACGGAAAGGTTCTTTAAGAACTACAGGTTTCTCTCCTGCATCCTGGCACCAGTTGTTAAACTCTGTAACAGCTGACATAAGATCACTATCAGCAATGGCAATTCTCTCCGATAATGTATTAATCAGATTTATATCAAAGATAACTATCACTGGTGGAGTAGCATTCGAGTTACCTTTGCTTAATCTAGATACTTCAGCGCGTAACTCCTGGATGTACTTGTTGCGGTCTATATCAAGTCGTCTGATACTTTCGCCAAGTACTTTGCAACGCCCAATTGCCTCATAATTTAATTCAGCCATTTACACCTCGTATTGCCATAATTCAGAAATTAAGTGTTAAATTATGACGGATAGTTAATGTAAATATCACCATGGAATTTAACTAAATTTAAACACTCAAACCAAATTTCTTTTTTGCATACCCTTTCAATAATTCAACACCAATATCTTTTATTACTGAAATAGGTTCATTACTAAGATTTTTCAAGCGCTCAAAAACATCGTCCTTATCTAGAGACAATGCAAATTCCATACCATCAGTCGTTAATCTAAGCTTTGAATTTGTATAATCAAAGTCTCCACTCCTGGTGACAAACAAACCGATGGACTCAGGGGTTCCAGTTTCATTTTTCAAATTACTTATATAGCCCTGTTCTGCAAGCAGCAGTGCATGAAATGCCCCCTCTCCGGTAGTAATGTCATAACCCGATTCAATTAATTCAGATGTGGTTAAAAAGTGCTGATTGGATTCTAAAAAAAGTCCAGTTAGGCCCTTAAGGTAATCAATATTTATTCTCATAATGAAATTCTCGTAGTAATGAATTCTTCATTATATCAATTAACACCCTACCAAAATAGTAATGTTAACAAAAATCAATATGACTTTCCCCGACTCAACATATTTTTTTCTTCTCTTAAAGAGCCATGTATCCATTCGCACGTTATCCTGGCGGTGTAACGTTCGTCAGCGATTGCAGCATATCGTTTAGCTTCTGCTGCAATATCTCCGAGCATGTCGGCAAGCATTCCGGCGGTGGCGTCGGCTGTTTTGCTTCTGACGGCAGCGGCAAGATTTGCGGTGTGCTTTGCGGCGTCCAGGCGGGTGGCAAGTTTTTCTGCTTCGGCACGCAGCTGGCTAACAGTGACAGACAGGCCAGCAGTACTGTCGTAATGCACAAACTGGATTAACCGGCTGTAATCACACCATGCCGGGTAAATACATTTGCACTTCATTCACTACTCGCTCACGAGCAACGTGAAGCAATCTTTTCCGCCCACCAACGCCCCACTTAGCCATTTGACTTGCGCACTGGCTTATCGCTTTGGTTTCCGTGTTGTTGACTGCTCCCCGCCCTGAAGGACGGGGATTCCCACTTCAACGAGCCGAACCTAAGCCGCTTTGAGCGATTCAGGATTTACAGGCTCTCCGTGGGCTAACACTGCCAGCCCGGCAGCTTTGATATTACGTGCCGCGTTAACGTCCCTGTCGTGGTCAGTTCCGCACTCAGGGCACTGCCATTTACGAACATCAAGAGGCATTTTTTTCATGGTGAAACCGCAACAGCTACAGCGTTTTGAGGACGGGAAAAACTGGTCAATGGCGACTACTGACCGCCCGGCCCATTCGCCTTTGTACTGGAGCTGGCGCACAAGTTCGCCCCAGCTCGCGTCTGCTATCGCTTTGGATAGCGACGGGTTGCGGAGCATGTTCTTCACTTTCAGGGATTCGACGCAAACAACTTGGTTATCGTTAATCAGTTTGCGGGATGCCTTGTGCAGGGCATCCAGTCGGCAATCAGCAATTTTCGCGTGGAGTCGGGCCACCTTTAAGCGGGCTTTTGCGCGGTTCTTTGAGCCTTTGGCCTTTTTGCTTAACCGGCGCTGGAGTAGTGCCAGGCGAGCCGCGTATTTAGCGGTATGGCGGGGATTGCCGGACCTGAATCCGGTATCGGTGACGAACAAATCTTTTAAACCAACATCAATGCCGACCATTGAAGAGGTGATCGGCAGTGATGCGGGCTCAAACTCGCAGAGGCACGATACAAAATATCGGCCAGCGGCATCTTTGCTGATGGTTACGGTAGACGGCGCAGAAGGTAATTCACGGCTCCAGCGAACGTCCAGTGACGACTTGCACTTTGCCATGTACAGCTTGCCGTCGCGGTATTTAAACGCGCTCGCAGTGAACTCAGCCGCCTGCCTGTGCCGTTTGCTTTTGAAAGCCGGATATGCAGCCCGTCCGGCGAAGAAGTTAGCAAAGGCGGTTTGTTGGTGGCGCAAAGACTGCTGGAGGGGAACGCAGGAAACGTCGTTAAGCCAGGCAAATTCTGGCTCCTTTTTCAGCGCCGTAAGGCGAGCGTTGGCCTGTAGGTAACCGATCTTTTCCTTTCGCTCGTAGTACGCATCGGTACGCCAGCGGAGGATGGAGTTGTAGACGAAACGCACACAACCGAACGTCTGAGCTAAAAGCTCAGCCTGCTCAGTCGTGGGGTAAAACCGGTATTTATATGCGCGTTTCATAGCCTCACATATTAAAGAGGAAAATTTGATTATGCAAAAGACAGTTAGCCGGAAAACCGCCTCCTTTCCTCCCCGGCCTTCAAGCCGGGGAGCAGTCACCAGGTTTCACTTCTGCCCGGTCACTTTGTCCCAGGTACGTTCGCACGTGCTTCCGGCGACATAACGCTCATCAGCCTCTTTTGCGAACTTTCCCGCCAGATCGTCAGCTTCGCCAAGCAACTGGGCGAGCAGTATTCCGGTCTCGGCTTTTGCCTGGCTTGCTGCGGCAATAGCGGAAAGCCTGCCGGTTTCACTTCCTGCGAGCTGCCGTTGTACTGCTGCGAGCTGCTGCTGCAACCCACTGCGAGCACGCTCAGCAGCATCAGCGTTGGCCTGTATTTTTGCCAGTTCTTCATCGGCTCTTTTCCGTTCTTCATCTGCGGCGTGCTGGCGACGCTGTTCTTTCGCTCTTTCGGTTACTTCATGCTGCAATGCGGCGGTCGCATCGGTAAGGTCTCGTTGCGCCCACTGGAATTTCCAGGATGAATCTGCCTTCTGATAACCTCGTGAATAACACCAGTACGCACCAGCACATAACAAAAAAGCCACCAGCAGTATTTCTGCTAATGGCTTCCAGAATTTTTTAAGCAATTTCAGCAGAACTATCATCAGAATGCCTCATTTCCTCCCCGGCCTGAAGGCCGGGGAACAGTCAAACCAGCACCGATTTTGCTTTTTCAAAGCGCTCCCGCCGATCACCAATGCCGTTCTGCCCTCCGTTGATGATCTGCGTAACACGTACCAGGTCGCCGGAGTATTTCAGACACCCTTTAGTCACAAAAAACCACGCTGCGGATCGGGCGGCATGACGTTCCAGCTCAAGCTGTCCCGGATTCGCCACCAGATCCAGTTTCAGGGCAACGCCACATCTGGTGTAATTCTCCAGCCCGGTAATCTGGATAAGCCCACGCCCGCGATACTTCCAGCCATCTCCGGCGTCTTTGTTCCCCATGCGACCACCGTAAACCAGATTGGCTATTTGTGGCTGGTGGGCAACCTGGCGACCATCAATACGCCCCAGCATTTCGCACTGATAAGGCGTAAGGCGTTTACCAAACGTCTTTTTCAGCGCCTCCACCGAATAATTGAAGCTTTCCTTCAGAACAGTAAATCCTGCTGATTCATGTCCTGTTTGTGCAATAAACATGGCCTGATCCAGTGACGCAGTAATACCGAATTCGCACATTGCCGCATCAATGTGCGAAAACCAGCGCGCAGAAAGCCCGGCGCTGATACCAGCCGCCTGCTGAAATTGTTGTTGATCCATCAGAGCCTCAGTGCATCGACCAGACGCGCCACATTACCGCGAGCCCACAGCACAGCGGCGCAGATAAGGATATTCACCATCACCACCAGCCAGTGGGATGATTCATATAAACCAAAAACAAACCGGAAAGGGACGCTGGCATATACCAGCAACATGACATAGGCCAGTAACGAAATCAGGGGGCGGTGTGCCGCATCACCGCGTCGGTAAAACATCAGAACGATTACTATTACCCCACAAATTACGGCATTCAGAACTGCAGAAGGGTCATTTGCTACCATTTGATCCCCCTCCCCTGATACGAGAAAGAATACTGAACAGGCTGTTCAGATCCTGACTGTTAAGAAAAGTGAGAAACTTTATACACATTGCAGAAATAATCACTGCGCCAAGAGCATCCAGTGGTTTTTCATAATGCGTTATTGCCGCAAGCTTAGTACCTATCAGCCCGGCGCCAAGCACTCCCACAATAAATGATGTAATAAAATAAGCGACCAGCCTGATGCGTCCAATGTTGGTTGCCGTGGCGACATAAAATACCGCGCCGGCAAAAGCGCCGAATACCACACCATAATCGGTTCCGGTTGCCAGGCCGAATACACTGGCCCCCATTACTCCACCAGCCAACACTGTCGCACTGGATACAGGTTCGGACATTCATCCCCCTCTTAATTGCTGTGAGTCCTCTCAGAATTGAGGGGAAATAGGATCAGGCTTCACGGGCTGATTTATCCGAGAGCGCCTTATATCCCCTACCTAAAAGGAAGGGGCTTTCCGCGAAAAGCCGGGTAAAATGCCCCGCTAGTGCGAGGCATTTTCCTGAAAGTCACTTGTCAAAATCTCTATTCATCAGAATGCCTCCGGGAAACCCCGGCCTTCAAGCCGGGGAGCAGTCACTTCAATAATTCCGTTAAAACTCCCCGCGCGTCGTAAAACTCCATTTCATAGTAATTATAATTACTACGTGCCTCATCCCTGCGTACTCCTCTCATTGAAAAACAAGCACTGATTAAAGTACCAAATGCACTAATCCTTTCCCGGGTACTGACCTGTGGTACTGGTAAGTTGGGTATTACCCCTGGATTTGATTGTGTACTCACTCGTAAATAACGGGAATTTGATGTTCCAGGCCCGTCTCTTACCTGACTTGTATTTCTGTCGTAAACAAGCTCAACTGCTTCCTGGATATTTTCAATTGGGATAGAATTTACGGCTACATACTCACTTTGCAACCGCATCATCACTCGCTCAAAATGATTAAACTGGACACCACGTGACTCAATATAAGCGACAGACGGAGGAAGGCTATAGAAACTATTGTCTGCACGGATTCTGTATCTGTACAATCTGCCACTAAATGTGGCCCTGGAATAATATACTCGGGCTATATTATAAGTCTCATTAATATCTGAGGTGGTCGCAATATAGTTACTGTCCCGACTACCGGCGGCACAGGAGTCACCTCTGATATGTTGCTGAAGATTTCTGTTATTACCGTGAGAACTAAATCCATCCCGAAAAATAACATCCGGAGGTCTCGAGTCCACACGATAAACAAAATCGACAGCAGATGAAAAAGGGCTATACGCAAACATAAGGTATACCCCCAGCCTTAAGAAACGAGAATAACCTGTCATCATATTTCCTTATGGTATATTATAAAAATTATTTAATTATCTCTCCAAAACACCACTGATTACAGGTCCCGATAGCCACGATTTCATTTTGTGACACGCTTGAATCAAAGTGCGAAAATGCATTTATTCTTATATAAACAGATATTTTCTCACCTGTTGTATAAAAATATTTTACAGTATCAAAAATTTCCATGAAAGGTGATGTCTGTCCTGCATTCTTCTGATAATAGCCATTATCAGCCACCGCGCACCCAGTAACATTTGAACCACCTGATGATGCAGTGAAATATGCACAAATCCTTGGCGAGTGTAAATAAGGAGCATAAAAAACATTCGTAATTCTAACATTCTCATATTTCGTAGTGTCTTTCAGATACCAGCTATTAACCGTTGCATAGACATTACTCGCCCCGGCCAGCATTACCAATACAAAAGCAAAAAAAATCTTCTTCATAATATTCAACCTCTCATTTAAATTAAGCAAAAGAAATAAAACGAACATTGCTACATTCTTTTCAATACGTGAGTACTTTTGACTGCTCCCCGCCCTGAATGACGGGGAGCAGTCAAAACCTCTCCTTCGATAGCTCGAATGGCTCAGTGTGAAGCAGGAAGGCCGCCCGGTGGATTAATGACAAAACTCAGAGGGATTATTCCGGACGGCACAAACAGAAAAGCCCCGCACGATGGCGAGGCTTGAATTTGTTTGGTCGACGATTGAAGCTATGGCGACGATATCAGATTTACACGAAATATAGTCGTTTTAATCCAGTTTTGCAATCACCAGCTTGCGTGAGTCTGGCAATGTGCCAGTGCAGCGTGAGAAGTGGGAAGCCTCACCGTTTACGGCTGGGAGCAGTCACAGGGGGCGTAATATTACAGCAATGTTGGGCGTTGTGCATTCCAACCAGGACATGATTTTTGTGCAAAAAGTGCTATTTATCGGCATTGTGTCCACTCTAGCCGACTCATAGGCCCAGCCTATCTCCTGAGAACGTGACAATAGTTTACTATTACATGAGGAGTAGTTCTGCGAAAATGCCGTTAAATTGCAAAATGTCCAATGCGATTTTCGTCGAACATGCTTTTATCTTCAGACACAGGCCCATTGCTCAAATATGACGAATGGTATTAAATTGTCCTCAACCACTTAAAGTGGTCATAAATTTTTTAGATGTGTTTACATCCTAAATTTACAATTTGAGAAAGCACTGCCAAACGTGCATGAGGGTGATAATCATGGGTCACGCATTAAAAAAGGCAGATCGCTTGTACATTCCGCCTCGTGACAAATCCACGGTGGCGAAACCTCGTGCAGCGATCAGCAAAGCATGTTCACATACTGGTCAAGTTAAAAACGCCTTTGAGTTTGGGTTTGCTCGTTACGAGAAGGCGATGGAAGAACTTTCAAAGGTCTGAGTAAAAACGGATGACGATAGAGTATGTTGAAGGAGTCAATTATCTTTCCATTGAAGATATCGTTTACATCAACAGGTCTCTGATCGAGATTCAGACGCCAAATGAACCGATAGGCGTACTGAATCTGAATAACCTCAGTTCTTCCCAGTCCCGGCCAAGTACCATTCGATATTATGAGCAGACAGACGATATGTTTCGTCTGTCTGCTGTTCTAATTGAAAGCCTGATCCAGAATCATCCATTCGCAAACGCAAACAAACGCACCGCTATGATGGCAGGTTACGTATTCCTGTTGCTGAACGGATATGAGCTTACAGCACCGAGTGATGAGGTCGTAACCATCGCAGAGGGTTTGGCTCGTAAAGATTACTCAGTGGATGACCTGGAAAATTGGTTATGCCACTGGTCACGTGAGTATGATTCCAGAACGTTATGCGCAACTGGCGGCAATACGATTCAGGCTCTTGTGGCGACATGCACAAGAAGCCACAATTCAAAGCCTGTTGAATAGAAAAGTCCGCGAATGAGAGCCCCCTAAAACGCAAAAGCCCCGCACGTTGGCGAGGCTTGAATTAATCCAGTTTTGCAATCACCATGTCGCGAGCGTTTCAACCAGCCGGTCACGCTTAATCACTATCCACCCCATCTGGCGAAGATCACTTAATATGCTCGATATTTTGCCGACAAATACGTCTTGACATCCTCCCCGCCCTGAACGGCGGGGCTTGTCGCGCACCTAGTCAGGGAACACTGTTACAACGAAACGCCGTTCTTTTGGAAATGGAATCGCGGGATGGGACTGACGTGCAGGAACAGGTTGTTTCTGGGTGAAATAGCAATCCTCCAGCTTCTCGAACACCTCCCATGCCTGATCGGTTTCGAGCATTTTTGCATGACGGGCTGCTCCGCGTTCTGTCCAGAGAATGAGGCTACGAGCGCGTTTACCAACAGACTCGCTTAAAGATAGTCTGTTCTTAAATGCTTTTAGTTCAGTACCTTCCAGCTTGAAGAAGTGTTTGCCCTCAATAAACCGATCATCATTGCGCTTGTGGTTTTGCTGGATGCGAATAGTTTCAGTGCCATAAACCTGAGCCAACATATCGGTGGTGATCACCGGAAGAGTGTGCTTCGCTACATTAGTAGTTCACTACCGCTAGTACGTAATATTTGCATTGGTTATGTAATGATCGTTTTTTGATGCTTTGTTACCATATGCCTATTAACTCAGGAGAGAGGAAATAGGCATGGTTTGGGGTCTTCTTGGTTGCATTCTGCTGCTTTTAATTATTCTGCTAATCTGTTTTATCAAACTCAAATCACAGAAAAAGAAACATGATGCTGATATGGAGAGGTTCAGTAAGATTGTAGATCTTGAGGCAGAAGAATTAAGGTTGCGCAATCAACTTGATGAAGAGGAAAAATCCTTCAGAAAAAAATTATCTGATGATGAGGAGAGTGCCAGACAAAGCCTTCAGCAAGAAATTGAAGGGAAGCGTAAAGCATTCGACAAAGAGGTTAACGAAAAAAGCTCAGAACTTGACAAAAAAGAAAAGGCAGTGCAGGAGGCTCTTTCTATCCATGAAGCAGAACTGGCCGCTTTGAAGTCAGAGTACAGAGAAAAACGGGCTCTTCTCGTAGAGCTAACTGAAAAGCTATCCAGTGTTAGTGATGCTGTTTCAATGATTGATTATGGCGTATATGAGCCAACCTTCGATTATCATGATTCAGCCGCTTATCAGGAAGCCATTACCAAAAATAAAGAAAGGCAAAAGATCCTGTTGAGGCAAAATGCTGCATGTGATTTCAGCATCGACTGGCAGGTCAATGGCAGTAAAGCGGAAGGCAAAAAAATGGTTAAACGCTACGTGAAGTTGCTTGTCAGGGCGTTCAATAGCGAGTGCGATGCAGCGATTGCCAAAATAAAAGCCGGTAATGTTGAACAACTACAGAAGCGAATTGAGAGCGCTTTCGATGCTATTAATAAGTTCGGCGAGTCCATGAATATTAGAATCACGTATGATTATCTTAACCTCCGCCTTGAAGAGCTTCTGCTCTGTCATGAAAAGGAACTGAAGCTGCAAGATGAGCGAGAAATACTAAGAGAAGAACGTGAGTTGCAGCGCGAAGAGGAAAAAGCGCAAAGAGAATATGAAAAGGCCATCCGCGAGGAGCAGAAAGCAGAACGTGACTTCGAAAAAGCGATGGAGCGGGCTCGCAAGGAACTTGAGAAAGCAACAAGTGCAGAAAAAGAACAAATTGAACAAAGAATCGCTGAGCTTGAGCAGCAACTTGAAGAGGCCAGGAAGCTTTCAGAACGAGCAAAATCCCAGGCTCAACTCACCCGCAGTGGCCATGTATATGTTATCTCAAATGTGGGTGCATTTGGCGAAGGTGTATATAAAATTGGGTTAACCAGAAGGCTGGAGCCTGAAGAGAGAGTCAATGAGCTTGGCTCAGCATCTGTGCCGTTCAAGTTCGATATTCATGCACTTATCTATTCTGATGACGCTCCTGCTCTGGAGGCTAGTCTGCATAATGAGTTCTCAGCTCACCGAGTAAACCTCATTAATAACCGCAAGGAGTTTTTCCGCGTACCACTGAAGTCTGTTGAGCAGAAGGTTAAGAGTCTTGGCTTTGATGCTGCGTTTGTAGAATTTGCCAAAGCACCAGAGTACAGACAGACTCTGGCCTTACTTAATGAGAAGAGCAAACGAGAAAGCCTTCATGAAGCGATTGAGCAAAAAGTTGAAGAAGAATTCCCAGAAATGGCTTAGCTTGTGCAAGAGCCTGTTTACCATTTTGTGTAAACGCCTTTTCTCAGAAGTGACCGTCCAGGCGGTCACCGAACTCGATACTAAAACGGCTCATTGCCATACGCCAGTCACTCAGCGGCATCGATGATACTCAGACCATCCTGACTGCCTCGACGGATGGTTAAGGTGCAGTTTTCATACTGATTCTGGAGACGGGTAGTTAATTCTTTTTCAAGTGCAGGAACGGCACCTTCCGGCAGCTGTTTTGTCCGGCTGATAACAAGTTCAATTCTCATAATTCCCTCTACATTTAACCACTGTATATAAACACAGCATACATGTTAGAAAGAATATTCAAGAGGTGAATAGCACTTTTTGCAAAGGCTAGCGTGTTGTTTCATATCAGATTTTAAGCGGAAAACCCCGCCCATTGCCGAGGAATTCCCAGCAATGGGCGGGTTAGACTTTCTGAGTTGTGATTCTTATGCCACATCAACACCTTGAATCAAATGGCGGAGCGCCTCGATCCCTTCTGCGTTGTAGCGGAACGCCTCGACCTGCTTACTGGAGTACGCGGATTTATCCAAGAAGAACTTGCCGTACTGCTCAGTTTTAAGATTGTTTGCGTTAGCGATGCGACCGATTTTATTGGCGCTGACACCGATTTTCTCACCCACTTCCGCTGCGGTGTAGTAATGCTCTTCAATCACTGGCAAGGGGATCGCGTCATAACCGATAATCGGATTAATCAGCGAAGCCGCCAGCGCCTGGTGGGACGTAGGGTCAAGACGGGGCAGCATCACCATCAACTTACGAGCGGATGCGATATTTTTCTCCAGCGTCAGCGCTTTCAACTGTTCGGCCTTTGCAAGACGGTATTCAGGGAGGCCAGATGATGTTTTTTCCTTTCTGATACTGTAAGTTCCGGTATCCATTAACGCAGGGAGAACCTCTTCGCAAACCCAATCCTGAACACGTTCTGCTGATGGGAGGGAGCTGCGCATAATAAGGCGAAAAACGTCTGCCTGACCAACAAGTTGGATACCCCGCGGGTTGTCACCGAAACCCAATTCTCGCGATTCGCTATAATTAAGCTTAATCAGTGACTTACAATGTTTTTTCAATGCATCAGCCGGGTTGGTATAACCCAAAGCCTTTGCAAGTGGCACGGCAAGGAATACCGGTTTTCCTTTGAAGCTGGCCGCATCAATACTTACAGCCATACCTTCACTTGACTTAAACTCGAAATGTTTGATAATCGAATCCATAGAGTTTGCCTTCTATGTAAGTTAATGATGGCCGCCAGCAGCAACTGGCGGTTTTTCTTTTTTGCTACGATAAAACCTGTATTGCCCCCATTATTCCTTTTGCTACCTCATCCCTGGGAGCTACTATCCATCCCTTTTTCCTGAAATAGCTGACAAATGCATCAATTGACATGACTACCTGATCCTCAGTAAACGGGTAAGTGTCCTTAACCTGACCGTTTTCATTCAGGTAAAGCAGTACCCTACCTGGCCCATGTTTGGTGGTTGCGGAGGGAAGCGTAGATCTGCCATGGTCTTTTGGGTAATAACTCACCTTCCAGAACTTTCCCCGCAAGGTATTCCATCGCCTCAGCAATCTGTTTCCCTTTCAATTCATCAATTTGATTCACGCCAAACTCTCGGTGGATCATTTTGTAAAGGGGCTGATAGTGAATACCGGTTTTATCCATGATGCGGTTTACCAGGCTGCGCAATTGAGTACGATCGTCAACGTTCGTTTCCGATTTGCGCGGGTTAATTACCTGCCTCTTAGTCCAGTATTCATAGAGCACATCGTCACACTCTTCCTGATAACGAATAACGCGCTCGCAGATTTCTGGACGAACCTTGTTTGGGCTGATTGTGTTTAGCCATGCGGACAACTTACGCAAGGCGAGGCAGATAACACTACGCCGTTGGTTATCCCCGGGAAGCTGAATGGTGATATCCACCACGCAGGTTTTAAATCTCTGTTTTAATTTGATGAATTGGCTTTTCCAATCCATGCCCATACCCTCAACAATCGGTTTCATCGGGGTGTACGGCTCGTCGTTATGGTTAACCACATAAAGCTCAGAACCGTAAAACGGGACGTTGATAGTGCATTCAGTAGGTTTTATTGCTAAATTAGGCATGTCGATATTTCCTTTGCGGTTATCTTCGATAGAGGCCCGGTTAGTGTTAGCGCACTGCTGGGCTTCGCCATTTTTATGTCCTAGCATTCTTCTCTCTAACCAGTCCGTACACTTTCCTCAATTGATAAATAAGTTCCGTGTTGAACTGCCGACACTCTTCTTCCCCATTTCTTTCAATCGCCTTCCTTACATCCTCTGGAAAACGAACCTTGCGTTGATACATGTCTTTTGCTTTTTCCATCTCCACCTCCTTAAATTGCCTCACGGTGGGGCAATTTGATTGTCACACCGTGCGTCATTGCTGTCAACCCCACGGTGGGGCATAATTTACATATTGTGAACTTTCTAAGGTGTTCGTGAAAAAATGAGCAGAGAAGATCCGCAGTTGCGTATTAGACTTCCAATTGAATTAAAAGAGAAAATTGAAGTTGCCGCTAAGGGAAATGGCCGATCAATGAACGCAGAGATTGTTCAAAGATTAGAAGGTAGTTTTGTAGGAGAAATCCCTGCTGATAAACAGATTTCAGCCAAAGAGGCCGTCGCTATCATACAAAAAGCAAAAGAAGAAGTTTCCAGAATCATTTTTAAGAGAACATTCGCCGAGATAAGTAAAAAAATAAAGCTAGGACACTCTAGTTTCAGTGTCGAGCTCGGCGATTTAGATCTTGAGGGTCTAAACGAAGATGATTATCTATCCGTTTTCCAGCCAACATTTAATCGTTTGAAAGAGTTAGGGTATCACGTCCCGATGGATGCCTGGGACATAAGTGGATTTATAATACACATTCCTGATTGACACTCCCCTCCCTAAAAGAAGGGAATTCTTGGTTAGTTAGAAGATCAAGGGCACGCCTTATATCCCCGACCTAAAAGAACAGGGTTTTACGGCGCTCTCGGATAAGCCTTGCTAAAAAGCCCATTTGGGTGGGCTTTAATTATAATCGACCCTCCCGCCACCCCGCCGCAACGGGTTAGTATTTGTAGCGGTTTTCCGGGGCAAACGCGTATTCGTAGGTAAAACTGAGCGCCTCGTTGTCCTGCTTGTCTTTTGATTGTGCTGCAATATTCCAGTCAGACATTATTGACATCCTCCTCACCCTGAACGGCGGGGCTTGTCGCGCACCTGGTCAGCAGTTCTCCCACGCCAGCGTTTATTACTCTCAGAGATTCGATCTGTATCAACGGATTCAACCTCCCCTTCAGAAAATCTAATGGCATTTGCTTTATTTAGTGCCGCCCTGGCATCTTCTTCGGCCTTACTGAAATGCACCTTCTTTCTTCCCCTGAAACTGCCAACGCGAATTTTGGAAGAGTTCTGCGCCTTGTACTTGCTAATCCGTAACTGCGCTGCCAAATGAGCTTTTGCCTCGGTACGATTTGCGGGCTTCTTCTTGACCAATTCAAGGTCTGTTTGATATTGCTGCTCAGCATTTAGCTTCTTCGGCTTCATGGTATCACCCTCAAAAAAAGTCCGTTTATAATAGAATAAAAAGCCCATAAGAGCCTTGATTAATGTTTATGCTAACCTCTCCCTCTCCCTCTTGCTCTTGACGCCCATCACTTAACCTCCTTTTGTGGTGCTGCTGGCAGTGGAGGCAACATCATCCATAGATACACCTCATCAAGTCCGAATGATGTTCCATCATGCAGATCTAGCCAGTCGTCAATAACTTGCCCGGCTACGTATTCACCATGCCTTGACACCGCTGAAATGTAAGCACCTTGCTCAGGCATCCGCTCCCTACAGCTTATCCAGCCATCCGGAATTACCTGAGAGTTAGTTGACGTTTCCGCGATTTCCCGAAAATTATTGGTTGACGAAATTGAGTTTCCCCGAAAAGTATCGCCATTAAGCATGGCATCGCGGCAGTCGTTCCATAGCTCATCAGCTTTTGCGTTTGCGGTGATACGGCTATCAATCACCGGCTCACAGAACGCCAATAACTCATCCGGGCACTCATCCGGCACTACCGACGCTGGCTGCTCTTTGAATTCATCGGCATAACGAATAACCCGGTCAATGAGACGCTGTATCCAGCGCTCTATCTGGAAATTAAACTCTTCCTTTGATTCAGGTAACGCAACACCAACAACACCCAACGCCTTGTCCAGGTTTTTAGGGATAAATTCTTTGTCTACCGGTGCTGGTTGCGGCAACATCTCTTTGAATGCTTCTATACTGGCGTCATGTTTCGCCCGCTCTTCTGGTGTCATGGATTCCAACGATGCCAGCGCGATACGAAACCCTTCAGCAGCGTCTGCGCATTGAACGTTTTCATGCTCAAGTGGTGGTAAATCCGGCGTAATGACACCAAACAGTTTTGCAAGCGCCCGGTAGTTCAGTTCGCTGTGATAACGACCTTTGCAACGGACCAGTTTTTCAGCAGCAGCTACAATCGCGCTTTGTTCTGCCATGCGGCGTTCTGCGGCTTCCAGTTGCTCCCGCGCCTGTTTGTCGATGTTGCTCATTGGGCGGCCTCCCGGCGAAACATCATGATTGTCAGATCGCCTTTAGTCGTTAGGCGAACCGTTGTACCAGGTTCGATACTGGACAGGTCAAACGCATCGTAAAATTCGTTTACTGCTTTTTGCCGACGAGATTGCTTTCTGCGCTTATCCCATTGCTTTAGCGCAACGGAGATAAACCACTGACCCGCTCTGAACATGATGAACAGCCACCCCATTAAGGCAAGACCGATATCTAGAATGGTGAGAATGCTCATTTGGTTGCTCCTGTCAAATCAGACCGGCGTCTTTGCGTTGTTTGTATTTAGCCATTAGCATCTCGGCTGGCGTTGGACCGCGATCCCGCGACAGCGCGGCTAAAGCGCGACGAATAGGCGGTATGGGTTTACCTGCAAGAGCTCGCTTTTCCCAGTCATGCAGGATGTCGCCAGCGGCCCGGATAAGTTCCTTTTCACTTAATTGCCCCTCAGTTCCACGGCGGCGCAGCTCCAGGCAGACGTGGTAATACAGCGGATTTTTATCTCTCCATGGGAACTGCTCACTTGTCGGATAACGGAAAACCAGCTTTCTCCAGCGCCAGTATTCGCCCATGATGTCGTCAACACTGACCCCGAGTGCTCCACTCCCCTCACGGCACCACGAAATAAACTGACCTGGCGACGGCCAGAACGGAGACTGGCTGGAGCGGGCTTTCTGCATTCCGGCGGATAGCTGCTTGCGGGTGCGGATGCCATTTTCTGAAAATGCCGCTATCCACTGCTGCTTAGCTACTCGCTCGTCAGCATCGGAGCGGAGATTGGTTTGCGTCGCGGCCGGGAAAATCTGCTTCAGTTGCATGAACAGCGCCTCAACAAGGCGCTCAGCGTCTGAATTCACAACCCGGCCATGCTCAGGGTTGCCCCCGGCTATGCTTGCCATCGCTGCGCCATCCCGATTGTTTATTGCGCTGTAGAGTTCAGGTTTCATAGGAAATCCCTCCATGCATCCGGGCTGTTCCAGTGGATACTTTCCTGATCGGTATCTCTGCTGCGCTTCGCCTGTCCGTCAGGTTCGAACAGACCCTGCCAGCCATTCGCAATACTGCGGTTAATAATTTCTTCAGGTGTGTATCCGTTCAGCCTGCAGCGGTCGAGCAGGTTGATAGCCTGCGTCACGGTCTGCTGAGACTTGATCGGCTTTTTCAGGTCACGGCGGTATTCAACCCATGAAGACCAGGTGATCGAAGACAGCCAGTCAGGCAACTGAACACTTGATGCATCGAACGAAACCGCCCGGGGGGGTTTAGGGGGTTTATTACTATTGTCTTTACTGTCTTTTTTAATAGTGTCTTTTGTGTTTACCTGATTTGGGTAATAGCCGTTACCTGATTCGGGTAAACTTTTCTTACCTGATTCAGGTAAATTTACCTTTTTCAGGTAAGGTTTTTTTTCTGTACCTTTTACAGGTAAAGATGACCATTCGCTGACCGTTTTATTAATCCCGATAACACGACCGGTTTGAGTTAATATCCCCCGCTTAACCAGGGCGCTTTTTGCAGCTGAGCACTTATGAGGGAGAATGCCGGTCAGCTCCGAGAGCTGCTCGTTACTGACCCAGTCAGATTTCTTATTGAAGCCGTATGTTTTGCGCATGACAGCCATGAACACCAAAAGCTGATGCTGCGACAAACCTGCATGCATTACAGCCTCAAGGATCTCATTGGCGATGCGCGTAAACCCATCATTGAGATCTGCCACGCGCGGCTCCTTATGTGCCACGTCAGGCACAGGAAAATTGATTACTTCAGCAGTGTTTGCCATAATTACTCCTGTGAATTGATCCAGTTAATTCCACCAGAAAGCCGTTGGTGACCCCTCACCGCGGCTTTCGCCTTTTTGGTTGCTGCCATTTTCAGTCCCACCCCAGCGCATCCGGCCTGGCTCGTTCAGCCTTTAGCCCGGCATCAGCGAGAATCTCTACTGCTGTGAGATAGTTTCTTGATACCAGTACCGCTTCCGGTGGCGCGGCCTGGATCCCAAGAAAAGCCAGTTCTTTCGCCATGTTGCAGAAATATCCCTCAGCTTTACGCCTGCTGACTGTCGACTCGCTGATGCCCATATGCTCGGCGTATGATTTCTGCCCTACTGATGCAAGCCGGTTGAGCAGGACGCTCTCTATCTCAATTGGGTTGATTTCTGGTGGGTCTAACTTTCGTGCAATTGCGTTCTCCATGGGTAAATATCCTCTATGGTTATTTGGCTGATGCCTCTTGGCTTGGTAATGCATCTGTTGGATTTGGATACAAGTCAGGCCGTAACTCATGTGGCGTAACACCTGTAAGTTCGAAAACTGAACGAATGTGATCGGGGGGAATCCCAGTCTTTTTCCAGTTGGAAATTGTCATTTTTGAAAATCCAAGCGCTCTTCCAAGAGCAGCCCCTGTTCCAAATTTTTGAATTGCTTTTTCAATACCAGTCATAGGACCTCCTTAGATGGCAAAAGTAAAGCATTATTTTACCAACAAGTCAAACTACGCATGCCTACCTACAAGTAAAGCAATCATTTACAATGCGGTGATGAGCGATAACACACTGACGAATGGCCTGATCTCCAGGCTGGCAGAGTTAAATAAGAAGGGTTTCTCTAAAACAGAGATGGCCAGGGTAGCTGGTGTCAGCAAACAAGCAGTTTCCAGTTGGTTCAAAACAGGAAGAATTAGTAAAAGCTCCGCATTAGCTATCGCTGATGCTGCTGGCGTATCAGTTCCGTGGCTGCTTGGTGAGGATGTCGGAGAGAAAGACGGACTTAAACCTGACGAACAGCGCCTGCTTGAGCTCTATCGCCAGTTACCGGAAGAAGAGCAGCAGAACATGTTGCGGATCGTATCTCTGCGATTGAAAGAACTCGACGAACTGTATGCGAAGTACATGGGGCGGCGGATTAAGGGCGACTGTGAATGAACTATAAACATATAAATGACTCACAGGTATTAATGTAATGTGAGATTTTTCGATTATAAGTGAGGGTACATGGATAGCTTAAGGTATGAAACTTTCTCTCAATTTGATCATAACGACCCCTTTTTTGATTCACTGAAGAGTGACTACAAGGAGTTTCCTGATTGGCTTAAGAAAAAAGCTGATGCTAATGAATCTGCCTACATTCTCTACGATGAAAATCACAAAATTGAAGGATTCATGTACCTCAAAGAAAATGATGATGCCGGAGATATTTCACCTCAGCTGCCTAATGGAAATCACTTGAAGATCGGAACATTTAAATTTGAATCAAAAGGCACACTTAGGGGACAAAGATTTCTAAAGAAAGCGTTCGATCGTGCATTTGGCTCAGGTTCTGATGATATTTATGTTACAGTTTTCGAGAAGCACGCTCACCTTGTTAAACTTTTCCAAGCGTATGGATTCTATATCCATGGAGAAAAGGAAACTCAAAACGGGAAAGAATTTGTATATGCAAGGAGTTTAAGTGATGTTAATGGTGATGTACTTCTTGATTATCCTTTAGTCTTACCAACAGAAAAGAAAAAATTTATTCTCGCAATCAGGCCCGAGTACCACACAAGGCTTTTCCCCGACTCAAAATTGGTCAATGAATCACCTGATATCGTTCAGGATGTATCGCACACTAACAGCATACATAAGATTTATATCTGTGGAATGGACTCTGTCCAGTTGATGCACAGGGGAGATGTCATCGTAATATATCGCATGACAGATGGGAAAGGCCTAGCGAAATATCGCTCAGTAGCTACCTCAATATGCGTGGTGGAATCAGTGCGCCATATAACAAGCTTTAACGATGAAGATTCATTTGTAAAATACTGCTATAAATTTAGCGTGTTTTCCGAAAAAGAACTAAGGAATTTTTATCGTACAAAACGCAGCCCTTATATCGTAAGATTTACATATAACATCGCCTTGCAAAAAAGACCGACTCGTGAGATGCTTATCGATCAAGTGGGGCTGCGTGGAGACCGTACTGGGCGGTGGGGTAATTTCGAGATTACCGATCAGCAGTTTAATGAAATATTAAGATTGGGTTGTGTCAATGAAAGTTTTATTATCCATTAAACCGGAGTTCGCTGAAAAAATACTAGATGGGTCGAAGCGATTTGAGTTTCGTAAAGGGATCTTCAAAAACAGAAGCATTAACACAGTTGTTATCTATGCCACCATGCCTCTTGGGAAGGTGGTGGGGCAATTTAGCATTGAGTCTATTCTGTCAGATGCACCAGAAGATTTATGGATTAAAACCCAAAAATACGCTGGAATTTCAAAAACTTTTTTCGACAACTACTACTCTGGAAGAAGCACAGCCTACGCAATTAAGGTAGGTGATGTCGAACGTTTTGAAACCCCGCTCCCATTATCAGCGCTTGGCGATGGAATTAAAGCTCCACAGTCTTACTTATACCTTTGAATCACCCGGCCTTCGCGCCGGGTTTTTTATTGCCCTTTTCTCACCATAGCAGCCGCATCCCGCAATACACCTTTATGAATGATGTTTCCCACTGCCCTGCGCTTAGCCTCTAGGCTATCCACAATTGCATCGCGGCTGATCACTACGCCGTCGATTATCAATTCGACCACTGCGCCGCCAATCTCACCCGCAATGAATGCCGCATGGCCTTCTTCCAGCTCGTCACGATCCATAACCCCCCTTAGTGATGTTTTTTTAATCATATACATATTGGGCTGCTAAACATAGTTCAAAAATGAACATGCTTGTTGTACAGCTTTGCTTTACACTTTAATTCCGCAAAAGTTGACTAAAAAGTAAAATGATGCTTTACTTATTCCATAGCAACAACGAACCTCCCAGGCAGGACGCCCACGAAGTAGCCGTCCGGGGCATACGAAGACCGGAATGAGGTGGAAAAGTTAACGCGCAGAAGGTGATAAACGTTCCGCTGGCCGGCGATAAGGCACGAGGATGAGAATGATTGATTTCGCACGTAAACCAGCTCGACAGCAGGCCGTCCCGCTCAACCGGATTGAGGTTTTAATCCGCCGCCTCTGCTACCTGCTAGCGCAGAAAGGAGATCCGGATGCTTAAACAATGCGGTTACTGCCGCAAATCCATTGATGAAGGCAAAGAAGTAAAAAACCCCCTTCTCTATCGCAACGGCTCGCAACTGGCGCGCAAAGAAAAGGAATATTGCTCCAGGCAGTGCGCTGAATACGACCAGATGGCGCACGAAAGTTAAATAGTAGTTCCGAAATATGAAATGAAAAATTCGCCATTAATTTGGCGTGGCTTCATACACCCTGAATTTAAGACTGGAGAAATTATGGAAATCGTAAAAATCGAAATGAACCTGAAAGCAGTTAATAAGAGCATTGCTTTATTCAATTGCGAAAAGAGAGTCTCAGGCGTTATTCACTCAAATTCAACTGGCGAAACTACTGTGATTCTCGACGGTGGATATGTACTCGGAAAGTTCGACTGTCCTCATTGTGCTGTAGAAGCCATTTCGCTGCTAACAGTCAAGGTAAGTGATGGAGAACAAGCAGGGTTTGGTAATTACCGAAGTTACAAGCTTGATTACACAGAAAAATTTTATCAGGCCATCCATTAAGAAAACGCCCACCGAAGCGGGCGTGCCCTGTCCGGTCCAACCGACCAAAGCGAACCGGACCTAACAACCAGATATATCGGGGTGCTGTTAAGGCACCTCCATTCTACACGAATTGAGGACAAAACAATGAGTGGAACTAATCCTGTATTTTTAGTCCGCAAAGCAAAGAAATCATCAGGCCAGAAAGACGCTGTACTCTGGTGCAGTGATGATTTTGAAGCGGCAAATGCAACACTGGATTATCTTCTGATTAAATCCGGCGCAAAGTTGAAAGATTATTTCAAAGCTGTCGCTACTAATTTCCCTGTCGTTAACGAGCTGCCGCCGGAAGGCGAACTGAGCCTCACTTTCTGCGATTACTATCAACTCGCTAAAGACAATATGACCTGGACGCAAATCCCCGGCGTCACCCTGCCATCATCTGAAGCCGCCGCCGCGGCGCGCCAGCATATCGTCGACGGTGTTGATACCGAAACAGGCGAAGTGCTGGAAGACCACACCGAAAATTTTGGTAACGAAAGCAACAGCCCTGACCAGGCAACAGCCCCAGCCCCCGAGCTGACTGTTGTCGCAACTATGCCTCTCCGTCACCGCGTTCTTGCTCAGTACATAGGTGAAGGTGAGTATCTTTATCACGTCGACGCCTCCCAGAAAAAAGAAATTCTGCGTCTCGAAATGGACACCGATAATTCATATGTCCAGAACCTGCTGCTTGCCGCCGAGAATGTTGAAGCGTTCAAGAAAGCCATTGAACACGATGTTCATAAGGCAGTTAATGCCATCAAAAAAGTATTCCCTGTCGATGGAAAAACTCCTGAACTGGCGACTGTTATCCAGTTCCTTAAAACATGGTTCGAGACGGAGCATATCGATCGCAGTTTGCTCGTTAAGGAGTGGGCGAAAGGCAACCGTGTATCAGCTATTCAACGCACTGAAAGCGGCGCCAACGCTGGCGGTGGCAATAAGACTGACCGTAACCCTGATTACGAACACACTCTCGATACTCTGGACGTAGAGATTGCAATGGCCACTTTGCCTATGGACTTTAATATCTATGAGCTACCTGGCAGCGTTTACCGTCGCGCAAAAGAAATCGTAAAGAAAAAGGAAAGTCCGTTCAAAGAATGGTCCGCAGCACTTCGCGCAACGCCCGGTATCCTGGATTATTCCCGCGCCGCTATTTTCGCGCTGATCCGAAGCGCACACCCTGAGTTTTATCACTACCCCGGACGCCTTCAGGGGTATATCAACGCCAACTTAACGGAGACTGATCACGAAAACCCCACCGAGGAAGCTCTCACGGCTGCCCGACACACTCCGGAAAAAGACGCGGTAGAAGCCGCACGCGGTGAATACGTCGAGGGCATCAGCGACCCGAACGCCCCAAAATGGGTTAAAACCGATACACAACCACAGGTATCAAACCTCGGCAATGGAATGTTCTCCGTTGATAATCTGATATCTGAAACCGCCTCAAATGAAGGTGAAAAACAGGAAGTGACCGAACAAGAAACTGTTACAGATGATCAGGCAACACAAGCCCGTGAAACGTTGAATAGCATGGGTTATGGCGTTTATGCAACGAACCTGGACGAAACCGTCCAGCAGGAAGAAAAGCTGAGCGATAAAGTAAAAACTCTCGTTCAGGATGTGGATCAACTTGTCGAGCGCATTAAACGTGAAAAGCAACTCCCGCAAGCCTCTGAACTGGTTCAGAGCATCAACGAAATGCAGTCTGCTGAACATGACAACCTGGAATTGTGGAAAGACGTATTCAAAACAGATGAGCGTTTTACTACTGCGTTCTCTGTGAACGGAGGCGGAACCTCAATCAATGGCGCCTACATGACCATGATCGCTACACGCGAATTTGGTCCAAAAGGTATCGGCTGGGGTGTCGATATTCTGGAAGAGCGCTTTGACAATGGCGCACCAATTACTCGCACGGTCAAAGGCACTGACGGTAACAACACGTGGGAACTTATCCCCGACGGTGTCGGCGGCATCCTGACAGAAAAACATCACATTATCAAAATCAGACTTTGGTACATCCGCAATGGTGTACGCGGTGAGGAGATTTCTTTCGGGTGTACCCCATATATTTACGGCAGCAAATATGGCCCTATTTGTGATGGTGAAGCAACAAAAAAATCACTGACTGACGCAACCAAAAAAGCGCTGTCTGCGCTTGGTTTCTGCGCTGATATTTTCATGGGCCTGTACGACAACCCGGAGTATCGCCAGAAAAATAAAGCTGAATTTGCGCTGAAAAATGCCAGTGAAAACGCTGAGGATGCAGCCCGCGTCCGCCAGGAACTGGACGACAAACTAACCCGAGTCGCTAACACCATTGCATCTGCTGTATCAGAAAACGAGATCAACAAGGTCTATTCATCGATTGCCCGCGAAGCGGAAGTGCATCGCAAGGATGCAGAGGCGAAAGGTGATAAACAGCACGCGCGTTACTTAGGTGGGCGTCTGCGGCGGCTGACAACCATTAAAGATGAACGTATCGCCGAACTGAATAAAGTGCAGGAGAAAGCAGAATGACTACTGCAATCGCGTTAGCTGCCGACTATACCAGTCTGCTGCAATTGCTGGAAAGCTCTGATGAACTGACTCCGGAAATGATCGCCGATACGCTGGAAAGCATTGAAGGTGAACTCGCTGATAAGCTGGATGCCATCATGGTAATCGCCCGCAATAATCTCGGTCATGCTAAAACCTGCGATGAAGAAATAAAGCGCCTGGCGGAACGTAAAAAGCATTTCGAAAATAAAGATAAAGCATTACGTAAATATATTCTGTCGTGCCTGATGACCGCTAATCTGGATAAGCTCAAGACGTCTAAAAATACCTTTTCCGCCAGAAAAGGTAGCATCAGTGTTGTCATCAATAACGAGAAGCTACTGCCAGACGAACTGGTTACTGTTCAGACGATTATCGCCCCGGACAAAAAAGCCATCAAAGAAGCGATCGAAGCTGCGGAAGCTGCCGCAGCGCAAATCACTGCTGACGGTGGAGAAGTACCTGCCGAACTGTTAAATCCGGTACCGGGCGCCCATCTTGAGATCGGCGAACGTTCACTGCAGGTACGCTAACAATGCTGAAACTATCACTTAAACGCGGCGATGCCGTCCACATCGTATTCGCGGATGGTAGTAACGGAATTATTGAAGCACGCAGACGTTGTGAACTGGGTATGCACCTGCCAAAAAACGTAAAGGTTACGCGCGAGAAAAGCGCATTCCTCCCCGAAAACCTGATTAAGCGTAATCAGAAATAAACCACCACCACCACTAGCATTGTGGTCTCACTATTTACAGGAGACCGCAATGCTGCGATGGCAACCCGGAGCTACCCTACTCACAGATTTCGATATAAAGATTGGCCGGTTATCGGCAAGCGTACGAAAGAAGACACTGACCCAGTCAGACATCGAACGCGCCTGCAGTGATGCTGATGATGCCGTGTACCGGATGATGAGGAAAGACCAACATGACCAGAGAAAACGATCTGCTAACAGACGCAGAACTGATTGAGTTTACCGGTTATCAGAAGGCATCCAAACAAAGGGAAATCCTTGACCGCGGCGGCGTCTCGTACATACCCGACCGGGAAGGTCGCCCGATGGTTACCTGGACGCACATTAACGCTGTATTGAACGGACAGATCACCGTACAGACCAGAACAGAAGAAAAACCCGATTTCGGAGCTATTTAAATGGGGCGCAGAAGAAAGGATCCTGGAGATAACAAACTGCCGCCGCGCGTATCCAAAACAAAAACGCGTTACTACTACAAACCCACGTCGCGGGAAACTGTGACACTGGGGCCAATCACACTCACTATGTCGGCATTATGGAAACGGTACGAGGAAGAACGGCGCAATTACTCAGATGTAATGACGTTCGAAAAGCTCTGGGGAATGTTTCTTAAAAGCGGCTACTACACCGAGCTTGCAATACGAACCCAGCGGGATTATTTACAACATCAGAAAAAATTACTTGCCGTGTTTGGTAAAGTTAAAGCTGATGTAATAAAGCCAGAAGATGTGTGTCAGTTTATGGATCGTCGTGGACTGCAAAGTAAAAACCAGGCCAACCAGGAGATGAGCAGTATGTCACGTGTTTACCGCTGGGGATATGAACGCGGTTACGTTAAGGGAAATCCGTGTGCTGGCGTCAGTAAATTCTCTCTCAAGGCACGCGAGCAATACATCACTGACGAAGACTACCTGGCTATTTATAAGCATGCTGATCACGTTGTCAGGGCTGCAATGGAAATTTCTTACCTGTGCGCCGCCCGGCAAGCTGACGTACTCGCTCTGCGCTGGATGCAAGTTTCTGATAAGGGTATTTTTATCCAGCAAGGAAAGACCGGAAAAAAACAGATTAAGGTCTGGACACCTCGCCTTCAGCAAGCGCTGAAAACAGCACAGACAGAATGTCCAAAACTGTCACCTGACGCGCTGGTTCTCTACAACAACAACCGTGGTCAGTTCATCCGCAAGACGTTCAATAATCGCTGGTTAAAAGCTGTACGCGCCGCACAAAGTGAACTGGGCCGACAGCTGGATTACACATTCCATGATATCAAGGCAAAAGCTATTTCAGATTTTGAGGGTAGTAGCAGGGATAAGCAGATTTTCAGCGGCCACAAAACAGAAAGCCAGGTGCTTATCTACGACAGGAAGGTACAAATCAGCCCGACACTGGATCGTCCGGTTATTGGGGAAAAGTGA